TTGTATTCGGCCAGCGCTTTTTACGCCAAGGGCGATAACCAAAAATATCTGTGACGTTGTAAAAATATTTTTCTGGTAAAATCTTATATGGAAACATTATATGTTGATATTTACTTAACATCTTCGTCTAAAAATTTTGTTCGTTTATTACCATAACTTTCAAATACATCATCTGGGCAGATTTGTATATTTGATAATTTACCTATAACAAGTTCAACGACAGCTTTTATTGTCCTCGCTGACGGATTAAAAAATGGTAAAATTAAACCTGTAGACACAAAACGTGAATGTGAATTAACGCCAGAATTAAAATATTTATTTAATGTATTTTGCGCATCACCAGTATTTGTTTGATTGATAAATACACCAGATTCAGACTCTTCATTTGAGTATGAATTTGGGAAAAAGAAACTACCATCGTCAGATATAAGTTTCATTAAATCGCGTCCAGTTATTGTTATTGTTACCTCATTTGGCTCATACGCTACATCAACTTTATCTATAAGCGCAATCATATCAAAATTTTCGTCTACAAGAACGTTATTATCAACATAAAAATTATCGTTATTTGTCTGTTTTTTAAATGCACTTAACTTGATAAATACTATATCGTTTGTATTAAGTCCAACAGTGCCAAAGTCTACGTTTCGTTTATCACTATATAAACCATCGAGATATACGCCATCATCTTTATGTACAAAAGTTTTTATGACGTTATTTTTTGTTTTATCGCCATATCTTATAAAATTTGTATCAATATCCCACATCTTATGTACCTTATCCAAATCTGTGACAATCGCTTTATCTGTAACTGGTACAAGTGATATTTGCATTGTAAAATTACCACCAGTATCATAATTACCAATAGTTACGCTATCGATAAAGCTTGATAAATTCACAAGTGCGCCATTTGTAAAACCACTTACAATTGTTGTTTTATTATCAAATGTCTTAGACCATAGATATACGCTTATTTGTGGCGTGTAATTTGAATAGTCATTTGATTCATTTGAAAATAAATTAGAGTTGATAATTTCTTTAATCTCTTCGCTTAGAAACGCATCTACGTCTTTATATCTGACAAATTGTGACTCGTGTTTTATAATATTTACTTCGATATTATCAATCGTTACCCAAAATGTAACTGGTGGTGATATTTTTGTTGATTGATTAACATCTTTCGCTGAGGTAATTCCTTGCTTTTTTCTTTGCTGTGCAGATAATGCAGTAAAAATTGCCTCTCTATTTGTTTGCCCAGTAAATGGGTCTTGAATATCTAAAAAATCGTCTATTGATAAATTGACAATTTTTTCTTTATCAAATAATTGTTTAAGCGTAGTTATTGACTTATCCCGATAAAATATTTTATTATACCGTGCCATTAGTTTCCAGTTATTTGAGTTTCGCGTACATTCGCAGCGTTATTTCTAATTCTTACATCGATAGGTTTGCTAAACTGGTCTTTTAACCAATGTCCAGCATTTTTAACTTCATTTTTCAAATCAGCTAATAATTTTTCTGTCATTTGCGTTTTTTGCCAAGCGTACGCGTCTGCTTCGCCTTGATTAAAAGTGCCAGTAGACCTTAAACCTTGACCGAGCATATTTTGAAGTATTTCATCATCACCAGCAGCAGATAATAATTTTTGACGCATCGAAGGCGTTAAACCTTTGAAATACTCTTTGAACAAGAAATATTGATTTTGTTTATTACCACCAGCCATAGATTTTAAACCTTTCAACGTTGATACAAGATAATTACTATCAGTACCCTCTTCAACTATTCTATTTAACGCTGCTGGATTGTTTGCTAATTCTGGATGAGCTTGCGCTGCAAATTGATATTTTAACATCATCAGATTACTACTACCGCCTTCGCGTATTGCATTTAATGTACCTTCGATAAATGAGCCAGCACGCTGGTCTTTACCTTCGCCGCCCATCTTTTCAAACGCAGTCATTAAACCAAGAACTTGTCTTTGGTCAAATTTTTCTTGTCTGCCAACAAAACTACCTTGTAATTGATACATTAGCTGAGCTTTCTCATTTGCTCTCGTTAAATCATCAACTGATATTGAACCATCGCGAATATCTGATAATACATTAAGCATTTCCATTATATTATCGGCAACACTTTTCGAATATTTATCTTGTCTGGCGTATGTCGATAAACCTGCTACATTATCAATACCATAACCTTTTTCGATACGTATAGCGTCGTATGTATTTGTAATACCAGCTTGTCCAGCAAGCCCAGAATTACGCAATAAACTATTTCTGTAATTTACAAAATCAGCATCGCTCATTCCATAGCGAGTAAATTTACCCTCATAAAGACTTTTATTTATATCTTTATTCGTGCCTAACGCTCTATATGACATTAATGTGCCAATAGTTTTATCGCGTTCATTACCAGCCATTACGCCGCCACCGACAAGCGCAAGAACTGCCGCGGCGGCCATACCGTATGGACCTAATTTACTAAGACCTCTCATAGCTGCGCCACCAACATTGCCTCCCATTATTTGCTCACCCATTTGAGCGCCTTCTGTAATTTTATCAGCAAATATTTTTGTGCCTGTTTTTTTAGCTATAAGTTTATTTACTTTTTCTAACTGTTTATTATAATCTGTAAGTTCATCGTCTGTAGTCGCGTCCATACGCGCTTTCATTATAGCTGAGCGCTTTTTAAACAGTGCAGACAATATACCATCTTTACTAAATTCATCGTCATTATTCTGTCTACGCTTTATCTCTTCACGTATTTTTTCGTCTTGTAAGTCAATAAGCTCTTGAATAAGTTTATTTGTCTCACGTTGATTTTCTGATAATTCCTCGCGCTCTTCAGATGATATTTCTGTCTGATTTTGTAAATAACCTGATTTATATTTTTCGAATTCGTCACTTGAAATTTGCCCACGCGATAATTTACTTTGCATTCCAAGATATTCATTCATATTACCTTGATATGCAGCGCCATATTCTTGTTGAATCTGTTTTGCGCGTTGCTCAGCTTGTTTTTTTATGAGCTCAATAGTTTTTTCAACATCTTCAACAGACATCGATTTTTTTATTTGCTCATTTGCACGCGATGCAGTATCAGCGACTTCGCGTATTTCTTGCTTTGCTCGCTGAGCGTTAACATCAATATCAATTCTTTTATTCGGCATCGTTGTATTTACTTATATCAATACTTTCAAATAATTCGTCAATCTCTTTTTGAGACATTTTATGAGAACCATCGTCATTTTTATTAGTGACGTATTTTTCAATCATTTCTTGCTCGTGAATGTCAACAACCATAGAAATAAAACTGGCAGCCCTGTGTTCAGCGCTGCCAAATGGTATATTATACTTTTTACGATATAAAAAATCAATAGGGTATTTCTTATTCCACTTTACAATGAAACTTTCTAACTCATCAGTAAAACTTTTTTTTTATTAAGATTTACCATAATCTTGCAACTGTTTGTTTATTTCATTAAACCAAGGGAAAAAGTCGTTTAAATACACACTAACAAGCTCTTTTGCTTTAAAAGGGTCAAGTTCAGTATACGAACCAATTTCATTTTTCAATCCTGGAATAAGAACAGAAAATGTAGCAATCGTATCAGTTAAATCTAACGCGTTAACAGCAGTTTTTGTATTCATTTTAACTAAATCACCATACGTTCCATTTGTAAGCGCTGATTTTAATGATTCTATATCGAGAATTTGCCCAACAGTTGGAAAACTTACGATATAATCTTTTCCGAAAATTTTTAATTTAATTGTTTTGTCCATTTTTTATGATTTTTATACCGGGAATAATATCGGCGTTGTATATTCGAAGTCTGCATCTTTACCACTTATCTGACCTTCAGAAATATCAAAGCCTTCTCTTGTCAAAAACGCACCTTTGACAGACGCAAATACTTCCAAATCTGTAGGAATAATACCACTTGTTGGATTAGCAGGTCCAGCAGCTTTTTTACGCATAATATCCAACTGCACGCCCTCTTCTTGAAGTAATACATTATCAACAAATTCCTGCACTGTATTTACTTTACGTAAAATAGCGCCAGGCAATTGAGATTTGTTAAAATCTATATTGTAAAAACTACAAGAAAGTGAGCCAGACCATTCAAGAGCGGGTAATTCATCGGGCGTTAATTGACCAATACCTGCTACACGACCTCGACGCATAGTCTCTGTAATACGTAAATTTTTCATTTTGCCTACAGCTTTTCCGCCTACCTTTATAATAGCTAATGGTGCTGTTAAAACTTTAGTTGCCATATTTATTTTTTTAAGCTGTTAAATTTGAATCTAAAATAAAGCCAGTTACAAACATTTTATTTAACGGGCCGTTTGCCACGAAGCAATAAGATACTTCATAATAATCTTGCGTTTGTCTTACATCAACTTTTTCAAAACGCAAAATGAGATTATCATTTATTGATGTTGCAGTTTTCTTTGTAAGATAACCTTCAATGAATACTTTCACATCAGCTGGAGAACTTATGTTTAAATTTCCACCAATAAATATAGGTCGCGCATTTAAAACAATCTCTTTATTTAATTGAGATGCTATACGCATTATTGATATTTCAGGTGAAGTACCATCAGCTAAATACAGTTGAGTATTTTTCTGCAATGTATTTATCGCCTGATTGATTACATAACCTAATTGTGGTACATATCTAAAATGTAATACACCAGCTTGCAATGCTCTTTCTCTTTCGCGTTGAGTTAATTGGTGTTGCCATTCTTTTACTCTTACAGTTTTGAAAGTGCCTGGTACTTGAGGTTGTAGTCCAGCAATTCTACCAAGTGCCATCGCGGCTGAGTAAACCGATGATTTATCTTTCTTTTGAGGCGAAAATGGCAGATTGACTCTAAAACCAGAATGTACTACAACCACAAATGGCGAATTAAAATATTGTGCAGACTCGATTGAACCACCAATTCCATCAAACTGTAGTGAATTATTTCCACCACCAATAAATAAGAATTTTTTAAATTCTGATTCTACTGTTAAAGCGTGTGTTAACTTTGTATTCTCAATTGATTGTGCATTCTCAGCGTTTTTAAGCGATAGAGCAAATGTAAAATCAATTTCATTAAGAATATTAAGTACAGCGTCATAAGCTGCTGGAGTGTAATTATCAGTTCCACCTGACAGTAAAACTAAATCGCTGTTATTTGAATAGTCATTTGAAGTAATTGTGCCTGAGCCAGAAGTATTCGCTTCGTCCAATTTGAACCGCGCATTAAAATCAGCTGAGTTTTTAGCCCAGTTAATAAGCTCTTCAATTGTAGCAAATTCATCTGAGACAGCAACTATAATAGGTACAGCGTCTTCTTTACTTATACCATCATAAGGGTCGCCATCAGCATCAACACCTTTAAATGAGCCTTCAAAGAATTTAATAATATATTTTGACGGGTCTACAGTACCGTGTTCTAAAATAGCGCCAAAACCTTTGCGGACTTCTGTATCACTTGCGTTAGCAGTCTCGCCATTTCCTACTTCACCTTCATCGCGAGCAATAAAACCAAATGAACCATTATCAAATGTATATTTATATTTAGCAGCAGTTGTTACAGCAGCTTTTACGTAAAAAACATTTTGTGGGCCATCAGCATTATTGTCAGGAATAAATAAATATTCAGCCAAGTCCCATAACATACCGCCTTTAACGAAATGACGAAATTCGTTTAATGTTCTAAATTGATAAACAGAGTCTAAATTATTTGCTAATTCGCCCTGTATTCCAGAACCTCCGCCAAAACCAGCATTTTCGCCAGTATCGATTATCAATACATTACCATACGAAAAATCTGTAGGCGCAGAATTGATTTTTGCTTTAATAGCAGAATAAACGCCAGGTTCAACAATACGTCTATTTCCAAAAGTTACAACTGTTGCCATTATTTAGTCTTTTTTATTTTTGTTAATACAATAGATTTACGCAATTCTTTATCCCATTGATTCTCTGACATTGTTACGTTTTTATATTTTTTTGTCACAGCATATTTATCACGTTGTGACACTTGTACTTTTTTAAGATAATCTTTAATTTTCATATATGCAAATTTAACAATTTTTCATTAATATCTTATTTATTTCAACAATTTCGTCTTTTCTAAGCGATGGTATTGTTTGCTCATAAAATACAGATATATTTATACCTCGCGTAAATATATGCGGCGGGACAATATCAGAATTGATTTGCAAATCATTACCGCCTATTTGAACATTACGTAAACCTCTAAATTCTGCATTATCAGTCGCAGCTATTAAAATATTTTTGAGTACATAATATACCGTTAATACTTCAAGCGCGTTATCACTTGTTACAATACAACTATACTGCGCATTAAAACCTCTGGTGTATGAAATTGTTCTAGTATTTTCGTCATAAAAATGCTCTTGATAACCTTCGTCCATACCAATCCCATTATTTTCTGTACTTTCGCCAGGCAATGATATATGTATAGTTGGTAATTGTGCTCGCTGAGCATCAAACATTATGCGTGTTTCAATTTTTCGCGGGTGACCTTTATCGCGTAAAAAAATATCTTTTGCTTGTTCAAAGAAATTATACCTACCTATATTGTTATCTTTAAATACTCTATATAGGAATGTATTTTGCTCATCAGTCGCATTATTAAAATCTAACTCAACGTATTTTAATAATGCTTCAATTAACTTTAATAATTCTACTTCTGGTATAATCATATTTGCTGTAAAAATATATCTACTGTTCTATTTACAATATTTCCAATATCTGTTTTTTGCAATGCTTTTTCAGCAAACTGTTTTGCTGCGACACCTTTATGAATCCACGAAAGTGGGTCAGAATTTTCTGATACACGTCTAAATGACACATAACTATTCTGTGTAGCATTTTCATAAGTTTTCTGTTGACGAATTATTCCAGAATAAATAGGCGCTTTATGTGTATATGTGCCAAATAACACATCACCAGTTTTTGGGTCTATTATCTTTGCCCTTGTCTTGGGTATTCTAAGTTTTTCTGGTAATTGATTTGTTCTTAAACCTCTACCTCGTTGTATTATACCTTTTTGAAAATGCGTTCGCTGTGCTTTTAAATTTTTTGCTATCGTATATACTGATTTCGGCATTATGTTCGCAAATACTTCGCTTTCACCAATAGCACCAGTTGTTGCCCATCTAAAGGGTACAGTTATGTATTTTGTACCCTTTTTTGTATATTTTACTTTGCGTGATTTAAGCAAAATAGGCTTCATATCATAAGGTCCAAAACCTCTTTCAAGCATATTTGGAAATTCGCCTGTTAATTGAATATAAGACCTATGTGGCGAAATATAACCAACATTCAAGTTTTGAACATATTGTTTACGCGTCGATTTAAGACCGTTAATTGCTTCCATCAGCCAATTATGATAAATGCGCTTAGTTATTTCGTGAATTACAAGCGAACTTAAATCAGTTATTTGCGTTTCTGTTAAAGCAAACTCTTCAGCTAATTCAGATAAATCTATTTTTATCGGTCCTATCATATCAATTTAGTTGTACCCAATATGTACCATTAAAATACTTAAATTTTCCGATAGATTCATCATAAACCACATTATACACACCAACTTTAACTGGCGTAGTGTTGACTACTGGTGCGCATATAGTAAAATTACCAACTGTCACTTTATGTAGGCAAGGGTCAAGTTCATAACTATTATCAAATAAATAATCGTTTGCAAAGTTTTCTTTATCGATAATATAATGTGATTTTCTGATACGTGCAGATATAGGCATTTGCGAAGTTTTCTTTGTTTCGCCAACCTTAAAAGTAGTAGATACCATTACATCGCGCGTAGTTTCAATTACGTGATATTGTGGCGCGTGTACATATCTTAAACTTATTGTTATATCTTGAATATCTTTAAATTTATCATCGAGATAAATTTTATCGCCATCAATTCTATATTCGTCATACGATAATAAAGCTAATTTTTCATTATCGGCAACGAACATAAATACTTCAAGAATTTCTTTCGGTTTATAATCTAAAAATGCAAATAATGTATCATCATAGATAACTGGATAAGCTGTCTGAGAATGAATAGATTCGCCTTCTATTACTGTAATTCTATCCATAAAACCAAGTCTATCAGAATCACGAACAGTTATATTAGCATCACCCACAGTTTCCTCAGACCAAGCAGCAAATTTTACACTTGAATTTTGCGACGTTATGATAGCTTTTGTTTTTACAGGGTTAATAAATAACCAACCAGTGCCACCACAATTTTTACACGAACTTAAATTATCAGAACCTTGTGTTTTACACGGGCATCTAACTGCTCGCTCAATAATTATATCATAACCTTGTGCCCAAATAGCTGCTTCAAAACCTTCTTTATTGAAGTATACTTGTGGACGACCAATTAAATTTGGCGCTTTCGATACTGTTATTTTCTTAGCCATTAAAATACATTAAAAGTAAAACCTTTATAATAATTTTTCAAACGTTTAAGAAGTCCGTTTGTGTCATTTACACTTTTACCGTTAAGAGTTTCAACGTATCCTATAATACGTGCACCATAACCAGCGTTCGTAGCAGATGAAGTTGTTGAAATACTTTGGCTTAAACCATCAATGCCTATTGATTGACTGGCAATTCCAGCGCCCAATATTAAATCGCCCATAATATGAAACACATTTATTGCTGCCAACATACCGATAGCATTTATTAAGTCCATCGGCGCAGAACACATTCCAGTAATATAACGCACTGTCCAATAATTTGGTATTGTAGCGTTTGTAGACAAACCAATCATCGGTAAAGCACCTGTAAAAACAACTTGACCAGCAGCTGGCGAATTATGACCTGGGACTAAAAATATATTTCTAAACCATAAATCATCATCTGCTGTTTTCCGAGAACTTAACCATTCAGGAGGGTATCTGACTTGTTCTACGTCACCTATTCTACCAGTTAATTCAAGCGGTTTTATTACTGGATATGTAGTTTTTATATACCCCCATTGTTGCCAATCATCTCTATAAAAATCAAGTGTTTCTTTTACTTCTTGAACAGCAATTTTTATATTAAGAAATTTTTCAATTTCTTGCTGAGCTGATTTAATGAACGTCTCAAGTGTACTTGTAGGCATTTCGGAACCATCAGGTTCAGTTATTTTTATGCCATAGAAGTACAAATCAATTAGTTCTTGAGGGTTTATAATTGTTTCGATATTTTCAGCGTAAGGCGCTGTAAAAACCAGTCCAGGCATTACATTTTATTTTTAAGATATTCTATTAAATCTTGTTTTTTAAGTTTTTTCCACTCATCTTCAGGGTAACCGGCTTCTTTTGCGATTTCGTGTAATTCCTTTACAGTAAACTCATTTAAGTCAACTTCACCATCAAAATGTTCATCATCAACTTCAGGAATATCGGCATCTACTTGCGTTTTTTCGTCTTCAGCGGGTTTTTCTGTTTCAGTTTCTTTTGTTTTTTCAGGTTCAGGTTTAACGGGCTCAGGCGCGTCGGGTTTAGTTTCTACCTGTTTTTCTTTTTCTACGTTCGCCACTTGCGTAGCTGCGATTATACTTGTATCGACAAGTTTTAATGCATCGAATTGTTCTTGCGTTACTTCAGCTTCGCAATTTTCATCAAATTGTACAGTTCCAATTTCTTTTGTATACTGTACTTTTTTGTTTGCTCTATGAGCTTTTGTCGTTTTGATTTTCATAATAAATATATTTATAATAATTATTTAACTAAACAAATATAAAAAAAATAAGGGACATTTTCTGCCCCTTATTTTGTGTAAACAATAACCGGATATTAAAGTGTACGTCCAATATTGATAAAACGAACCATTTTCTTTGGTGCATAGAGCATAGGCGTTCCATACATCAAAATCATAAAACGGGTCGCAGGCGAAAGAACTGCTAAGTCCATTTTCATCAGCGGAGCTAATTGTTTAAAGCTAAATACCTCAGTATCTGCTTGTAACAATAAAGCTTGATTTGTTCCCGGCAAGAATCTGTTACGATCGCGAACTGTATTTGCAGCACCTCCATCATATCCAGTAGCCATTTGACTAATAGATAATTCGAAAATAGGGTACAATTGAGTATCAGCAATAGTTCCAGAAGGGTCTTTTTTACTTCTGTAAATTACAAAACCAGTCGCAGGGTTTGCACCGCCACCAGCTGTAAATTGTAAATCTACAGATTGACCAGCTGTAACAGAAACTGCTGTTCCATTGTTAATGTCAAGCAATTGTGATTCGCCAAAACGGTTTTTAGCGGCAACTGCGTAATAATAATCACCAGCATCGTCTGCAAAGAATTTGCTGTATGCATTATCGGCAACTACATTTGTACTTCCGTTAACAGGCGTAGCGGGTGCTTGAGTATGAGTCGCAGCATCGGTAGTTTTTCGAGGTGGTGCGGCATTTAAGAAAATGTCATATCCTAATTCGATTTCACCGTACTGAGACTGGAATTTTTGAACACGTTGTCCCATAATACCAGCTGATTGAGCTGTGGTATTGGGTTGAATGAATTTTGCTTCATAGAAATGTTTAACAAAATCACTCAATACAACGGGCGGAGCCATCAATAAGTTTGCGTGTCCAAAGTTGGAAATTACTGATAAAGCACCTTGTTCAATAGCACCTTCACTTAATGCTTTTCCACGTAAATCAATTACTACGTCACTGTTCATATAAGTGTTGTAGTCTGTAATTGCTTTACGGTGTTGAGCCAAATAACCGTTAAACTCTTGTGGTACAATTTCAGAGTTAGCGTACATCAAAGCGCGGTCTGCTTTTCTTAACAAGAATAAAGTACCATTTTTAATTTCTTGTTGAATTACAGAACCTATATGTGTTTTTACCAATTGCATAGGGTGCGAAATTATCTTGGTAACACCAAGGAATTTCACAATCTCTGCCTTACGTACGTAAGTAGAGTCCTCTTCGCGTGGTAATTCACCTTCGTTCGTAAATACACCAGCCTCAGAACCATAAGAGGTTAACTGATTGAATTCTTCGACTGTGTTATAAGCCGGCAACTTCGGTACTCGTTTCCAAAATTGAATATCGCTTTCTTTGAAAGTTAAAATTTTCAAAGTACTTTCAAGCGATTCAACTTTTAAGGGAGCACCAGAAGCAGTAGTCATATCTGCAGTTTCGCGTCCTGTAATTTGTCCAGCTTCCAAAGCTTTCGACAATTCAGCCAACTCTTCTGCAGAAACATTCGCATTGTCAAACAATGCTTGGCCATCAAATTGACCATTTTGATAATCTGCTAATGAGACACCTAAATTTTGCATTCTGTTTCTTTTATAAATTGATACCTATTAAAACTCTTACGATTAGAATTATTCTGCGATTAGAATATTATCTTTTGTGTACAAATCGGAAATTGCAGCTTTTGAAATTGTGCCTGTGGCTTCAAGCTTTAATAACTCATTTGCGTAAAATTCGTTAATTTCGCCTTTTTCCAAACCGGCTTTCGCTGTCAATATATTTTTTACTTGTTGTCTTTGGCGACTTAATGATAAAACTGTTTTACCAGAATTATTCGGGTCCTCAGGCGAGCCAAATGCTTTTTCAATTGCGCGAGCCGAAACTACTGATTTTCTACCTACTGGCTGATTTTCAATGGCAGACAATCTGTTTTCAAGATTTGTTGCCATTTCTGTAACGATTTCTTTAATTGATTGAATACTTTTTTCAAAAGTTTCAGGCATTTTTGCTGTTACACTTCGCAACTCTTCAATTTCTGCTTTTATAATATCAAGCCCTGGAGGAGTTGGGTCGTTGTTTATTTCATTGTCAATACCCTTTTCAACAGGTTCTTCGCCTGTTTTCGTTTTTTTATCGGGTTCTTTTTCGTCGTCGGGTTCTTTTTCGTCGTCGGGTTCTTTTTCGTCTTTATCCTCAGGTTTTTCTTTTTTTACTTTTTCAATTTCCTCGTCCAAATCGCCTGAGTCGACTGCTTTAATAAGTTCAGGGTCGACAGGGACGCCGACTGCTTCTAAAGCTTTGATTAGTTCATCTGTTGATTTTGCCATATCGTTAAATTTAATTGCTTTTAATATTTGTTTAGCTTGTTCAACGTCATCAGTTATCTCAATAAGCTTTGCAAATACAATCGATTTGTTTATTGCAAATATATTATTTTTTTCTGATTTGATAACGTTCTCTTTTGTTTCCTTTTCGACAGATTCAGGTATTACTGCACTGCACGTTGTAGTTGTCATATCCTTTGATATAATCTTAACATTATAATCAGCGTCGACAATAATTCTTTCGCCGTTTGGCTTTACGACATCAAATATATAAACGTCTCCGCCATTTGCGTCAGTACCTTCAACTATAAAATCGTCAGTACCTTCGAATTCACCTTTCAAAATATCTAAAAATGTTTTAGAATTTTTTGGCGTTGGTGTTATGGCGATACCTGTTATCTTAGCTCTTTTTACAAATTTTGGGTTTAATTCATCACGTTCAATTACTTTACCCTCTATAGACATTCCTAAACGCCTATCAGAACCAGATTTTTCAAGCGTTTCTGCAAGTTCATAAATTTCTCGCGCTAATTCAGATTCTGGATATAATTTACCTTCGACATATAAACCATCTTTTGTTATCTTTGCGTGAGTTGGCTCACCAACTATTGCTTTGGGTTTATCTTTTGAACGATGGTGCCAATTAAAAAAACCTTTATCTAAAAAATAAGATAAATCAAAACCTTGCGGGTCAAGAATTTCACCATCTGAATCCTCATCAGCTGTAGACGCGATACCCTTAATTTTCATTATAGGTTCGCCATTTTCGTCTTTTGCTTTATAGAATTCAGCTGGTAAGTAAAATTTAAAACTATCGTTAGTCTTCGTCATCGCAACTATTTTTTAAGATTTCTTTTATATCGTCTTCTGGTAAATCAAATGTTTCAGCCAAAAAATGAATTTTATAAGCTTCTAAATCATTTGGGCCAAAAAACGTTTTATAATATGAACATACTTCGACGTTTAAATCGAGTTCGTCGTCTATAAAAGTATCTAATTGTTTTTTATTTTCACTCATTACATATCATCTTTTATATTATTTTCTTTTAACCATTGTTTATATTTAATACGACGCTCAAAGTCCTCTCTTGCAGGTTTATGCGTAAGGTTTACTGCATAATGCGCTCCACCAGCATTGAGTAACGCAACTTTAGAAGCATTTCTTAATTTTGGGTTACCTGTCCATACAGTAAACGGAAATAACGGCTCATTTGGGTGTTTTTCGCGCCACTGGTGATATAAACTCATAGCAAGTCTTTGTTCTTTTTCTGTTATAGTATGACGTGTTGCATATTCTGGTATATGAACAAAACCTTGACTGTCTACATCGTATTTTTTTACTTCAGTGCCGTCCTCGCGTTTTATTTTTTCATTTGTAACATTTATAGGCTCTTCTGAGTCTATATATTTAATATATATTTTATTTCCATCTTTCCAAGCGCGTTCTACAGATGAGTCTTGAATTTCGATATAATATTTCTTTATATCGCGAGATGCGCCTGGCGTGAATTTATCGAGAACTTGTTCAGCTTTTCTATATGTACCACGAAAACCATAATCTGGCCAAACAAATGGCCCAGATTCTAATCCAGCTTGCACACCCATAAATTGCAATCCCATTCGTTTATATTCGTGATAATATGCAGAAAATAATTTTTTTGCTAAACCGCCGCCCCAATATTTTACTTGATAAATCTTAAAATAAGAATGATAAATACCTTTGTTTAAATCGCCAGGTAATAAATCGTCGCCTGACACAAAACCTCGAGTAGTATGCATTAAATGTGCATTTGTATCTTTATCGTATACATCGATTTTGAAGCCATTAGTTGTAAACACAAAATTATACTTTAAATTTACGCCTCTAAAGCGTTCTTTAATAGCTTTCTTTGCATTATCAAACATTCTTATTGGGTCAAATTTATAACCATATTTTGCAAAAAATGGCGCATATCTTGCTTCGATTTGCGCATCAGTCATATTTTCTACATCGGCATAGATACTATACCCTTTTTTCTTAGCTTCTTTTACGTAATCACGTATCTCTTCTAAGAAATGTAAATTTCGTTCACGAGCTTGTCGCTCTTCATCTGATATTCGCAATTTATAATTATAATGACTTGACCAATCAGGACTTGTTGTTTTTGGAATTTTTAAAATAGCACCTTTTCGGAATATAATTTGCATTCCATCGTCATACGTTAAACTTGTGTTAATTTGTTTTGGTACTTCTACTTCGATATAGTCATCTTTAACCTTAACAATTTTAAGATTTTTAAGTTGAAAATGTTTTTTTGAATTTTTACCAATATAATTAGCGTCGACAATATCACCAACGTTTGCTATTCTATCATCAGCTTGTTGACGAGTAAATAACTTTTCATTTTTTAATTTATTTTCTTTAATTGTAGTATCATCGATATTTGTATTTTTATCAGGCTTTACCCAAAAAATTTGCGAAAACGGGACGCCATTTTTAACTACAATTCTACGCACAGGCACAAGTCCTGCTTTACCTTTGATTAGTTCCTTTAAATCATCTTGAATAAAACCATCTTCGATAGCTTTCGCGATAATTTTAATTGATTTTCGGAATGTTTTATCATCTACATCTTTCTGTTTTGTAAACTTTAACTCATTTGCTTTTTCAATAAGTTTTTCAGCTGGTAAATTTATCTGTTTAACTTTGACTGTTTTATTTTCAGGCATTAATTGCAATTCAGCAGCCCATCTATGGTGACCATCAATCAAATAACCATCTTGAGATACTATATAAATATTATCAGGGTCATTTTCCAAATATTCATTGATAAAATGTAAAACTTTATCGTTATTAAACTCATCTTGCGCTGGCTTGATTTCATTTAATTTCATTTCAGTATCTATAACGCCTATATCATCAAAATTCTTGGCAAATGTAAGAATATTACTCTTTGTAATTTGAGGCATTTCTATACGTTTCTTACCAAGCGATTTACTTAAATATTTATTGTATTTAAGTTTATTATCGGCTAAACCACTCAAATATTTAATTTTAAGTGTATCAAATTCGTTACGTAATTGTTTTTTTGCTTTATATATTTCAGCAACGTCTTCAAAATGAGCATCTTCAAAAGCTTTACGTATATCGTCTTTTACAATCGTAGCAATATGCGTTTCATAATGATTATGTAAATAACGTTCTTTACTATTTAAGTGCTCTAACTCAGTTTTTATTGAGTTAAGTTTATCAAGTTCACTTTTTATAAGTGATTTTTTTACCGTTGTAAATATTTCTTTAATCATACTTCTGTAGTTTTATCACCTATTGTTATTTTTACTCTACTTCTACGTTTAACTTTTGATGTATATTCTTTGGGTTTTGTAAAATCTTTATCGTCATCTGACCATTCATAATTCGGGTCAATATGGACTAACATACAGCGGCAATTATGTACAGCTATACCTTTTGCTATAAATGACTCATCGTCTTCAACACCAATATCCCAAAGTCTATGCTTATTTGTTAATTTATGTTTAGTTATTTTAACAATATCAATTTCTTTAAGTTCATATATTTTATCGTGATTATCAGTAATAAGTTTTATATCTGATAATAATTTATCAACTTTTGGGAATTCAGAATATCGTATAATATGCCAACCATTTTCGCGTAACATTTTATCACGTTCTTTATCTGCTTTAATTCTATCTGGTGCATTATGATATGGTCCGTCAAATTCAATATCAATTTTATATTCAGGAATTACAATATCTAATAGTTTATTATTAAATTGATATTCAAGAACAGCAGATGGAAAATATTTTTTAACTCTATTAAATAATTTTATTTGAATTTTTGAAGTCGGCATTGAACCAGCTTTCATAGCTTTAATAGCACCACCATTTAACATTCGCTGTCTACTTTTTTCTTTTGTTTTGTCAGATAATAAATTATTTAATGTTCTTTCATATACATTTGTATTTTCCCATTTATATTTTACAGTATTTGATATTTTATCTTTTATCTCTTCTACATCGTCACGCTCCCATATCTGTTTAGCTAATTTAGCAGAATATTCGCGTCTACATTTATCAGAACATAACTTATTAGTTTTACCATATACTTCAACTAAATTATTACAATTTTTACATTTTGTCATTAAAAGATATAATTTATCTTTTTGTGCATTTATATCTTTTATTTCTACCCAACCACGCTGTGTTAATATTTTATGCTCTGCTGTAAAAGACATTTTTCGTAATTGTTTTTTCTTTTTGCCTTTTACAGAAGTATAATATTGTAGTGTATAATATTCTTTAATTGGATAGTTATCTGGTACAGGATAGTTTTTTACGGTTGATATTACGCGTTTAAAACGTTTTTTATGCGTTAAAACCATATCGCCTTCATTGATATGTTTTATTTGCTTCCAACCATTATCAGTTAAAATTAATGTTCTGCCATCAAGAAGTGACCACGGGTGCGTTGGCCCTACAACAGGCTTCCAGTCTGCTACTTTTCTACCAATATTTGAGCCATTTGCTTGTAATTCACGTATCGTAAATACTTTTGGCTTACTTCCATACCCTGCAGTTGTATATAATTGATTACATTTTTTACAAGCACCTGATTGCACTTTTTTATAAACAAGCGTATCTGGACCGTATTCATTTATTACCCAACTTGCTCTACCCTCTTCAAACGCTTTATGCATTACATAATCAGATATTCTACCAAAATCACGCGACCAATCTTGCGTTTTATGTCCAAGCGTTGAAACCAAATCACGTATTGAACCTCGTTCTTTAATTGTTTTAACTGCAGATTCGCGAACGATTTTCTCATATTGAGCACGTTGCTGTTGGTCATATTCAATAAGAACTTGCATAGTATTTTGCTTTATTCTATTTCCAAGACCTCGCAAATCTGACGCAGCTTGTTTTTTAGCAACTTCGAGTGCTCTTTTTTCTACTGGTGTTTTGGGTAAATAATCACCTCGCTGTAAATAATCTTTAAATTTTTTATAAGATAAATTACGAGATGCTTTATCGCCAATACTCATCGATAACAATCCCCACGAAAACATCTCTTCAAATGGTGTATTTTGAATTGATTGAATATCTACGCCAGCTTGCTCTAAAAGTTTAATCTCTGTCTCAGATAACATATCTACGCCTACGTTTGTAGCGATAAATAAGATATGTTGCATATCAACTATATTTAATAATTGTTCTATCTGAGTTTGATTAAACATATTATCGTTTTGCTAATAATTTTTCAATTTTTATCATCGTTTCTGTTTTATGTTTACTACTTTGCGCTAATGCAGTATACATAAAATCAAGCTCTTCAGTTGACAGCATTTCAAGTGAAGGCTTTTTTGCTTTTAATAATTTTTTAAATACTTGTTCAAACATTTTATTTGCCTTTATAGTTTGTTTTTAATAAATACGAAGCGATTGCAGCTTTTTCAGCATATTCTTTAGTATGCCCTAAATCTAACGCGACTTGGAAATTTTTTGCTAACTTATTAAAAGTTCTTACGTTTAAATCAGCCTCGTCAAATTTATCGATATACTTTTTCATAAAGTTAAATGCTAAGTCGCGAGACTCTTTAGTTGTTTTGAAAATATTTCCTTGTGTATCATACGTTTTTACAAGATACTTGATATTATCAATTTGGTCGAGTACTTCCTTACGTGTCATTGTTAAATCAAGTTTATCTGCTCTTGATAAAAGCGCTTGAGGCACCTTATCTGCTTTAAAATTTGAGATAAATACAATTTGACCATTAAATTTAAACGTTTTTGGTAAGTCGAATCTTATTACTTTGCCTTTACTGTCTGTTACAGGTTTGGCACCTTTGATATTTGAAAATTCTGTAGAAATATTTCCAGTAGTATTCCAAGATATTGTGCCATCACCACTCGTATCTGTCGCTCCTTTCAGTATGTTAGCTGCATTTCCGTCAAGTAAAATTTCATCTGAGTCATCAAAAACAAGAATTTTACCATTGTGTTCTTGCATCATAGCGAATAAACGCGTCGCTGTAATTCTACCAGTTGATACGATATAATCGTATTTATCTTTTTTTAAGAATTTATGCCCAGTTTGCGGGTCAATACCAACTATCGACTCTTCACTATGACCAACGTTTTCTTGATTTTCTAATGGAATTTCACCAGCCAAATCACCTTTACGTAATTTTAAGCGAGGAAATACACCATCTTTTTTGTCGAGCAATGTATATGTTTTACCAACGCCACCAGAACCATAAACAAATAAAGATTTAGAAATACCGAGACCAACTTGCGTTGCAAATAATTTATACGAATCGAAACGTTCTTTAACTGATAATTTTGGAATTTTCAATTCGTCTGTTTTTAATTCGGGTTCTTTAATATTTTTATCTTGTGCGTCTGTTTTTTCTTTTTGCGTAAAATGACTTGTTACATCTACAGAAGTAGAATAAATCTCGCCTTTACGTAAACCTTTTTTCAAATAATCAAGTGTCGCTGACAATGGTGTGCCTGTAACATTTACTATTTCGTGAACTTTAAGACCAGCCTTAAATAATTCTTTTACACGCTTTTCAGACGGCATTTTTTGGTCAAGTATATGTTTTATATGCCTTGTAAACTCTTCATCTGTTTTATATGCTACTCTTGTAGGATAAAACATAGTTTTACCATCATTATTAAGTCCAAGACCAAGTTGGTCCATATAAGCGTACATATTTTTATTACGTGCAGCAACGTTAGCGTCATCGGGCGTAACTTCTTTATCGCCTTTTGCGTGAGCGTGTTTACCATCGCTAACTCTTACCCAACCATTGATAACTTTTTTCCATTTTTCACCATTCCAGTCTCTTACAGTTCCAATTGGAAATGCGCGACCTTTGGACAATTCGATATTATACGCTTTTGCAATATCGTCGTGGATAAATAACTCATTCTGTACTGCTGTTATAGGTTTTATAGTTTCTGATTTTTTTATTGATAATGAATTATCAATAATTTTATCCATTATATCTCTTATTAAATTTGCAGCTTTATCTTTATTTTTTTTAGAATATTCTGTTCCAATTTCTAATAATTTTTGTACAGCTTCTGTCGCTGTTATAATATTACGCTGTAAATCAGATGTTACATTAACTGCATCATCAAGATTTAATTGACTGGCTGTATTTATTAAATTTTGAAAATCATTTTCTTTATTTGTATTTTCAGAACCAAGATTTTTTGCTATTGAACCATCGCCTAAAAAAGATGTGTGGCCTTCTTTATGTTTAACTTCAAGGCGACCTTCATTATTTATCTCAAATGAATAATCTTTATTGTCAAACATTTTTCGCATAGAATTTCTACCAGTAGCGTCAGAAATACCATCAAGTATTTTTTTCTTTGTTTCAGGCGTTAATTCAATTTTTTTTGTTTCTTTTTTATCTGCACTATCTTTACCATTAAAATGTTCTTTCCAAAATGGCTTATCAGTTTTCTTTTGTATACCAGCTTCAGAAAGTTTTTCGTATTGTTCTTGTAATACCTTAGCGTATTTTTTCATACCGGCTTCATCCTTTTCTGACTTTGCGCGCATATATCCAGTTTTGGCGCGGACGAATTTACTTTTCGCTTGTTCTATATCAGCTTCTTTTCGCTGTGTTTGCTTGCCGTCTGTTTTTTTACCTTGTGGCTTTTTATCGTCTTGTTTTGATTTTTTGCCACCTTCATTATAAGGTACCCAACCATTTACAGTTTTTTGATACTTCTTACCACCCCATTCACGAATTTCGCCGACGTTAGCTTTTTTACCTTTTGAAAACTCATCGATGATTTTTCGTTCACGGTTTATAGATATGTTTTGAAATACTTTGTTTATATCGCTCATAATTTTAATGTTTTATATTATTTCTGCCCACAAATCACTATCAAGCATTGTGTCATATAACGACGAATAATCATTATATTTTTTAGTTATTTTTTCTGTGCGATTGCCGTCACTAAAAGTTAAAGTAACATTATTACCATCAATTTTAACTTTATATTTTGTGTTATTTTTCTTAACTGTTACATCTGCACCATTTTCATTAAAAGTTATATTTTCAATTTTAGCATCTTTACCATCAACATTCATAAAATCTGCAAGACCTTTTAAATTATCTGCTAAATTATTAAACTGATGTCGAGATATTTTTAAATTATTTATAGAATTATTTTGTTTAGTTTTAACTACAACGTCTGGATGCTTCTCGAGTCTTTTAGCGAACTGTTCTTTAGTTTCACCTGGCATAGATGAATAAACTGATTTTTGAGCGTCTGTATAAATTAAATGGTCACCATTATTTTTTATGCCACTTAATATATTTTGCATTTTTGAACTGTTACCATTAGTTTTTTGCTGTACTTGTGATATGCGTTCATCGCGTTCTTTTAACTGTTTCTGTAAATCTTGTAATGCAGCTTGTTTTTTAGCGATGCTTTCTTTATAAAGTTTAATAACTTTTCTATATTGATTTTTTGCTTTATCAGAAACTTTATCAATATCAGCTTCATATTTTTTTACTTCATTTTGTTCAAACTCAATTGATTCTTTTACATTATCGATCATTCGTTTAAGTTTGATTTTCTCTTCTTTTAAATTTTCTACTTCATCATTTAACTGTTTTTTATGCTGACCAGTCATAGGTACTTTATTTTTATTTTCCTTTACTGGTACCCAACCATTTACAGTTTTTTGATATTTTTGACCACCCCAAGTGCGTATCTCGCCAATATTAGCGCGTTTGCCCTTTATAAGCATATCAGCTAAATGTTCTCGTTGACTATTTATATTTGAGTGTAATGCTTTTTTTATTATGTCCATTTTATTTATTTTTTAACCACTGGTCGATAAATGAAACATTAAGACCTTGTGAGCGTTTTAATTTTTTTGCAGAATAACGAGCAAAGTCCTCAAGTTGTTCCCTTGTAAACATTTTTTGAACTTGCTCTTTAGTATATAAATCATACTTTTTAATTAAATATTGCTTAATTTGTTCTTTAAACAATATCATAAAAAGCACAATTACAACCAATACAATTACAGCTGTTGATATTATTGTAATTGTAGGCTCAGCTTTTAATATGTCGAAAATATCTTTCATAGTTACAAATTTAATATTTTTCTTAATAAATATTTGTTAAGCGATAAAATGTTTTCTGGCAATTCCATCACGTTAAACCACTTCATATCAGTGTATTCAAAATTATAATGAATTTCAGGCTCAGTTTCTATTGCGCGTAATAAGAAAAACGCAACATCTGGCTTTGTAGGGTGTATAATCATCTCTGTACTTACAGGCTGCGTTAATACACCAGACTCTTCATAAGTTTCTCTAATTGCTGTATTTAATGGCGACTCGCCTGTGTCTACTGTTCCACCGACAAATACCCATTTACCATTTCGCTCGTCATCTGTTTTTGCTTTACCAAGCAAAATGTTTCCAGCAGTATCGAATATAATACCTACAGCACCTTTTATGTCGATTTTGAAACCTTTTAATATGTTGTTATTTTTATCTTGCATCTTTTGCCATTTTTACTAATTCTTTTGAAATTTCAGTAAATATTGTTTTAAGAACTTTTTTATAATCATCTTGAAATTTCTTTTCAATAACAATATTTACTTTATATGGCGCTCTGTCACGATATTTTGCTTGTTTCTTAGCCATTAGTCCATTTTTTCAAGAAAATTATCAAACGCTTTTGCGAATGGGTCTTCAGGATCAAGTTCTGGCTCGTAATTTTCAAACTCTTCCTCGTCGCCTGGGTATGCTGCTTGCATAGCTTCATTACTCATAGGGTCACCCTGCTGTTCCATTGCCTTTTCTTGAGCCCATTTTTGAAAGAAATAAGGGTTTAATATTAAATCATCTTTATCAATCTCATCAGATAAACCATATTTCTTACGTATTTCTTTAAGCGTCATAAATGCAGCACCCTTCTTAATATCAAGTTCAACCATTTCAGCCTCATTTTCTGGATTGAGACCTACGAACTTAAATTCAAAATTACTATCAAGCGCATTTACTATATACTTATTGATTTTATGTTCTATTGCTTTTAATAAGGGTTGTAGCCCTTTATCTCTTGAATATTTTAGTCGTGCTTCATTGTTCCCTTCAAATAATGGCTTAGAATCTGACGAACCGTTCATCGGAAAACCTATTTCAGATGGGTCAATCTTATAACTGGCGCAAGCGAGTTTTATAAGATATTCTTGCCATTTTGAAAATTCCATATCGCGGTTATTCTTTTGCAAGTCAATCCAATCCATTTTATCAGCTTCCAATACTGGTGTTTTCCAAGCATTTTGAACGCCTGCTACCATTGCTCGCCAATTTTGTTTGAATTCTTGCAAACGAGATTCTTTTATAGAGCCAGATACTTTTAATATACCTTTGGGCGCAGAACCTTGACTAAAAAATTTACCATTATACGTATCGCTGTACAGCATCCACGTAATTATATTGATAATATTTTCAAGTTCAGAAACGCCATAACCGTTTAAGCGAATATCTGTATAATGATTTCGTATACCAAATGCTAATTCCCAAGGGTAAAATTCAGCAATCGGTTCACCATTGTAAATCTGGACGTATGAAGGGTAATAACCATTAACTTCGAGACGTTCTTTTTGTCTATATTCGTCGTCATCGAATGAATCAGCTAATCTAAACGTCGCAGCATCTGTCGCGATATATTCTACTGGTAAACCTTTTCTGTTCCGTACTACTTCAAATGTATACTGGTCTAATTCTAAACTGTCACGAGTAATTTTGCGTAAAAAAGTATCAAACGAATCACCGTGCCAAGCGTTATTAATGCGACCACTATTGATAATAAAATCAGTTATATACTCAATTTTTGCTTCGTCTTGTTTTGTAAGTTTCTGCTCTTCTGTATTCAGATAACCAGTTTTTTTACGAATTATAAAACCCACACCATTATCATTATACGCAGGTTCAGAAAATGAAGCGACTTGCTCAACTCTTGTAGTTATGATTGCATTTATAATAGGCGTTCTACCCATTCTACGCAATGTATTATAACTTAAATTTGTAAGTTTATTTTTATACCCGAGTTGACGCGAAAAGTCCCAAGGGTCAAATATATATGATTTTATTTTTGACTCATCTCGCTGTTCTACATCTTTAAAATATTTAACAGCTTCAAGTATTTTATTCGGGTCGTCTGAGCGTAACGATTTTTCAAGCATTATTTGCCTTTGAATTTCAAGCTTTGCTTGCATCTCTTGAATATCGCTAAGTGACGTTGGTAAGTTCATACTTCAATTATGCGTTGTTTTCGTCTTGAACTAATAAATTAGCTATATCAGTTTTAATTATTTGATTTTTAGCATTCAACACAAGAATATGTTTGCCTTCAAGCGTATTAACTTTATTTTCTGTATTAAACACAATATCTGGACCATTATTACCACTTATATCGTGTAATGTAGTTCCGTCATAGTCTTTCGTTACCTTATAAGCACGTTTAATACCATTGATTTCATAACCATATTCAAAAAGGTTATAATATAATGGGTAATAATAACGCCAACCTAAACGGTTTGTTGGTGGGTAATGTTGCCAGGGATAATCGCCATTTTCATATTCTACATCGAATTTATATTTTCTACCGTTTACTTGAAATTCTACGTTATAGATTTTGTCTTTTGCATTTATAATTTCAATATCGGCGTATATATCGAGAATTTCGTCATTAAAAGCAATATCATTTGATAAAAATATTGATTTATACCAAGCGCGAGATTTTATCCAGAATAATTGAACCTCAAATTTATATCCAGCTGGCGTTTTCTTTATTGCTGGGACAATTGTGTATAAAATTTCGTCTGGGTCGTTCGGGTCTTGATAATCTACTTGCCCTAAAATATTATAACCATTCGGGTCTGGTGAGTCTGTGCCTTTAATTTCGAGTTTATAATGTAATTTGAATTTATTTCCTGAGTCGTAAGTAAATGGGTGATTATCATTCCACGCGGCTTCAATATTTTCTGTACCTATTTTAGCACCCCACATAGGGACAATAACAGGGTCATCAAATTCTTTAAGCTTTTTTAACGCTGTATTAACAGTTTCTAAATTTTTAAACTGTTTATTGTCAGAAAAAATTGTGTCTTTAAGTGCAGCAAGAAATTGTTTTGTATTATGTAGATTGATTGCCATATCTCGTAAGTTTATGTAAAAATATAAAATTATTACGAGATAACAGCTATAATTTTTCTATCAATTTTCATTTCAGTTTTATCAGAATCGTCAGGTTTAACAATTATTGTGCGCTGTAATGACGCTTTATCTACATAAACGCGTTGTATAACGCCTGTTTTTATTTCTCCGTGTTTATTTTTGTATTTAACGCGTTGACCTTTAATAAATGGGCGCCCATCGTTTTTTATCGGTTTATCTTTACCTGTTAATATTTTGTATGACGTTCTTGACATAAATGATTTTACGAGATTAGCTCTCATAGATTTTTCAGAATATGTTTCTTGAAGTATGTTCCTAAGAAAACGGTTTATAGCACGTTTCTTTGAAATAAATGACATCGCTTTATGTTCTATGTGGTCTTTGTAATATTGCTCTGCTTTTTCATAAATTTCACGTTGATTTATTCTTTCAAGAAGTGTAGTTTTTTGGTGAGGCGTTTCTGGACGTGGATTGTATTTCTTTTGTAAAAATCTTACAACTTTTTGAAAATATTTTTCAGGGATAACTTCATTACTGTTCTGCCATTCTGTTATTGAACGCCCAATTATTGAGCCTTTACTGTCGTATTCACGTTTATTGACAAGTTTTTGTTCAATTATTTTTGAAATTTCACGACGCGCTTTTTTATAATCAAATTCTTTATTGTTTTTTGTACTACTTAATTCTAAATCTGGCTGCTCATTGTCAAATTCTTTTTGAATTTCATTTGTAGACATTGCTTGTGGTACTTTTTCAACTGTATAAAAAGTTCTAAAACCAACTTTAACTGGCTGTATAAGATTTTTTTCAAGCAATGATTCGATTATAGGATTTGCCCAGCGAGCGGCTGATTTTACAGGTTTTTTGCCTACTTTTTCACCAATAGAAGTTTTACTTACAGGCTTTTTGTTGCGTTCAACATATTTTAACACTTTAAGTTCGTCGTCAGTGATATTTAACTTTGTCATATCGATAATTTTTATTGTTTCACAATGCAAATATACAAAATATATTTTAATTTGAGGTGCGCAACGTAAATTTTCGCATATATAGATTATCAAAGAGATAGATAATCAAGACCCTACTGGTATATACGACTGATACTAACTAAGTATTAGTAGTACTAAAGCATAGCTTTAATAGCTTATAATACATAGCTATGCTTAAATAAATATTACTTACTTGTAAGTAAGAGAGAAAGCTTATCTTTTAATTAAAATTAAAAAATAATCTTTCTAAACTTTTGCTGTACTGCAATGAAAATCACCAATAAAAAAAGCAGCCTATAAGCTGTTATAGACTGCCAAATGATAAATTATATTATTTCAAATAAAAAATTTAATCTACACGTCCAGAATCGTCTAAGAATTGCATTAAATTAGCTGGCGAATAGTTAATTGATTTTAATTGTTTGTTATCACTCATTCTTTTGACGAACCATTTACCATTAAACTGTACTGCATACGCATCAACGCCTCGTTCTCGTTTATAATAATCTATCGTTTTAAACGCTTCTTGTTCTGTACTGCAAGCTTTACTCATATTACTTCTATGTACCTCAATAAATGCATCATCGAAAATATTTTGCATACCTACTTCAAGTATAGTACCAGATAATACATATTGCAAATCTGCAAGCGCATCAAGAACTTCAACTAAATTATCATCATTAAACGCTTTTGCCAGTTCATTTAACTCTTCTTGAATTAAACTAACGCGCAATTTTCTACGCTGTTTTAATGGCAATTTTGGTGCTGGCAAAACGGGTTGTTGCATTAATTTGTGGAATTCAGCGACTAAGTCGATGTAATTCACTCTGTTTTTTGTCGGTTTTTCAGTCATAGTTTTAATTTTTATTATGATTTGATATTATATACGAATCCAAAATAAAAAGACGCTCTAACGTCATCAATATCTGGACGATTTAGAATTTGAATAAGTTGTGTAAACCAAATATTTTTATCAATTTTGAAATAAACTGTATGTTCAATTGCTGAGGTTGGTAAATATAATTTATCGTGCAGTACAGAAACTGCCTTTAATTCAATACTTCCAGCAAATTTCCAAGCGTCAAAATAATATTTACCTATGCCAAAATGATATGCAAAATAAGGCGTTTTCAAATCAGCAAATTCTATTCCTATTGAATAATAAAATGAATTTTTCTGTTTTGAAGTATATTTTGTTAAAATATCAATTGTTGGCGGTGTATTTTGATAACTATCCTCAGTAAAAAGTAATTTCATATCTTGACTAAAACTAATATTTTGTGAATACGCACCTTCTAAAGCGAAAAACGCAAGTAAAATAAGAGTAGTCTTGCCAAGTATACTCGCGAAATTAAAACCTACTAATAAAGCACCTGATATAAGCGCAATAGTTTCGATAATAAATGTCAAATTTGTTTCTTGAATTCCAGCTTTATATAAATCGTAATTCATACTTATCGCAAAAACAATAAGTGCTATACCTAAAAAGAATTTTTGTTTTGATTTCATAGTAAAAAATTTTTAATTAAAAAAGAGACGCCTTTTAGAGCGCCTCTTTTCTTATGTCCGGAATTATTATGTAAGAATATGAAAAAAATTTACTTTTTGTTTTGTTGAGGACTGCAGCCAAGGTAAACCACCTGCAGTGGAATTAAAACCGGAATAATTATCATTAATTAACTTATAACTATTTGTAGCGCTTCGCCTATAATTGTAAATGAGCAAATTTGATAATGTATATTGGCGTTGCGCGATACTTTTTTCTTTTGTAATTGTTGATTTGTAAAATATGAAACCGGTATTAAATGTTTGTAGTGAGTCCGTCACGTTAATTTGTTCTGTCGAAAATTGAGGGACTTGAGCTACATTAAACTCAACTACTACAAATGTAGAATCTTGTTGAGTTAGTTCTTGAATTTCAGGCGGCGGGTTCACATCTGTAAAACCCATTCCTGTGGACGCCACACTTATTTGAAGTGTAAAAAGCATCAATGCTAATAGAATGATTTTTCGCATAATGTTTAAATTTTAATAGTTAATGTTTCGAGTTATAAATATATACAAAATTATTGTATATCGTAAAATTTTTTATCTAAAAATACGTTTTGAATTAAAACGCGTTCTTTAATTACCTTCGCAAGTTCATTTTCAATATTTAAAATTTGCTCGTCTGTCGCCTTATAGTCTTTTATTCTTTTCGTAATTAAAATTCTTACAAGATTACTTTCTTTAAGTTCAAGTTCGACGAGACGTTGTAATTGTTTCTTGCGATTTCTATTTGACAATAATTCGATTATTTGATAAATTTCATTTGCAAGATTTACTGGTATACTTTGTTTCGTTTGAATATACCATTGTTGAGTTTGATAATTATAGCGAACTGTAATACCATTATACTCAAATACACCTTTTCGAATATGTTTTATCATCTTATTGTAAATAATGTTGCGAGAATACAGAACAGAAATTCAAAAATGAAAATAAATAACAAAACAGTTATTACTGATAACAATGCTAATTTTTGGTCTTGATATTTAACTGTGTTGTTCATAATATTTGGGTTTTAATACGATTAAGTCAAGTTCAATTATACGATGACAGCAAATATGACTTCTACGAACATTTAATGTATATAGTTCATCGTTTTTAAGTATTTCATTTGCCAGTACAATAGCCATCTTGCGTTCAAGCACATCAATCGGCACATTTTCAAAATCGCTATCTTTAATCGTTTGCACTACACGAATTCTTTTTGGCTCGTATGCGTTTTCAGTTATAGTAGGCACATAACGTGGTCCATTATCAGTGGTGCCAATGTCAGTTTTCTTTTTGCGAAATAAATTTTTTAATCTATTTAGAAGTTTTTTCATTTAATTTATGTTTTACAGGTTCAACTTGATAATTACATATACTACATTTGCCATTTGATTTTACCATAACCATTCTGGCACATCTTTTACAATATTTGAATTTAGCCATTTTTATTTTGTTTTTCGTTAATAACATTTTGAATGACTTCGCATTTTTCGTACTCTTCATTATCAATTGCCATTTTAAGTAAATTTTGCAATTCTGTCATATTCATTTTGCGTAAATCTTTAAGTTCTTTTTCAGATTGAATATCTGATAACTTAACTTTTTTATCTTTACCTAAGTATTCGCGAAGAGGTTTAGCGACTTGCTCAGGAAAATGTAACGCAACAGGCGTATCTGTTATATCAAAGAAAAAGAACGCTGCTGGCGGGTCTAACTCAGCCAAAGACTGATAAATATTTTCAAATTTATATGCACTTTTGAAAAATGTATAAAGTGCGCCTGGCGATGCTATAAACTGAGGTTGGTCTTTTTTATCGAGCTCTTCATCGATATAATATGATAATACTCTATTTACATCTTCGCGTGGATAACGGTCAAATCTGATTAGTAAATAACTTTTCATAATTAAATAATTTTTGTGTTTATGCCAAATTCTTGTTTAAGTTCTTTTGCGACTTCTTTTGCTGAGTCGTAATTAAAAAAATAAAAACCGTCGGTTGAAAAAGCAGGTTTGTTTTCTCTTTTGCCAACGTAATACATAAATTTATTATTGCAAGTTATCTGCAATTTATAAATTTTTCTGTGCTCGTATAAATGAAGCCATTGTTCAATAGCGTCATCGTGCTCTGTTGATATTTTATGCGTAAGTTTTACACGGAATAACTCTTCACCATTAAAAGGTTTATTTGTAAAAATTAAATCGAAGTTTTTTACATAACAATTTAATACCATACCATCATAAACAACAGCTGGATTGTCGATTTTACCTAAAACTTTTACATCATACCCTTTACTGCGAAAGAATTCTTGCAGTCTATAATTTCTTTTTAACTTGTCTTTTTCAGTAGTTGCCATATTATTTATCGTTTACTAATTCTTTTACTGTTCTAACGCACTCTAAAAGCGTATACGGATTAACTTTTGACCATATACCGCCAAAATATGCAGTCATTTCTCGTAAAAACATTACTGCATCGCGCTCTGTATTGATATTTTTTACTTGATAATACTCAAGTCTTGGCGGATATTCGAATTCATTATCATAAGCAAAAAATTTGAAACAAGTTTCGCAGGTTTTTATAACGACGTAATCGTAATGAGTAGAGTCACCCGGTTCACTTATGATATGTAATGCATTTTCGCATTTTTGTACTTTTTTCATCGTTTTAGATTTTTGAAAGATATTTAGAATTTTCAAGAAGTCGTCGAAATTTTCAATATCGAGACTGTGTTTATCGGCGACTTCTTGAAGTTCCTTAAACATTTTACCCATATTATTTATGTTTTTTGAAAAAACCTATTGTGCATTTTATCTGTTTGCCGTCTTGTTTTTGTAAAATTATTGGATATTTACGATTTCGCGTATTCCAGCCAACTATTTTATATGTAACACCATCGATAATAACTTTATCGCCAGCTTCAAATAATTTACCTGGTGCTTTATGTAAATTATGCCAGGACGCTTTAAAGCTCCAATCTTGCGCAACTTTTGTGATAACTTTACCATCATCAGAAATTGTTGATATTTTTAGTTTGGCTGTTGCGTAATGCTGTGTGTAAGAAATTGCGCCAACTTCGAGTTTCAAACCAAATTCTTTTTCAAGTTTTGCTAATTCCGTGTTTAAACGGCTTCTTAATAGATTTAATGTAGAATTGTTTAATTTTTTCATTATGCTAACGTTTTATAAGTTTTACAATGCAAATATACACTATATACTTTTAATAAAAAATATTTTTAAGGTTTTTTTAGAAAAATTTTTTATTCGTAGTCTCTAACGCTGATAAACACAGGAAAACGTGGAATACCATCAGGCGTTAAATTTTGATAACGGACAGTCCCTAATTTCCCTATTATTTCAAATTTTTCATTTAAAAGTTTCTTGTTATAATCAAGTCCACCGCGAATTGACGCATTAAATACATTTCCATTCGGGTGTTTAAGTTTAACGCTTCCAGCCATACCAGAACGATTACCTTTGCCTTCAATAACATCGAGTATTTCGCATTCTACATCTACAAATTCTTTTCGTTTTAATAAGAATTTTGACCGTTTATGTTCATAAATACCATTTCCATCACGTACCATTTGCCCTTCATAACCAGCTGTAAGAAAATCACCATAAATATCATCTAATTGTTTTTCTGTAAGAATTTTAATTGTTGCGACTGGTATTGTATATTGTAATTCGTCTAAAAGTGCTAATAGACGCGCTCTATCACTGAACGTCATCGGCTCTACTGTTATAATATCATATACGTGATATTGAACAAGACGTCTTGTAGTGTCAAGAAAATCAAGAGCATCACGAGATTTTACTTTTTGACGTTTAACAAGACTTGTAATTTTATTGAAGTCATCTTTGAGCTCGTGATTGTATAATTCACCATCAAGTGCTACGATAAACGGATATTTTTTTAAAAATGCTTGTGTTTCTTTTAAGATATGTGGTATTGAAACAAATTCTTTACCTTTGCGCGAAAATACGCCATCACGAGATGCTATACAGCGAATACCATCAAGTTTTGGCTGAGTAAATACATTTTGAACTTTGTCAAATGATTTATATTTCTGTGCTAACATCGGTTCAATATATTGAACGCCTTTATCAACATCTTCGATATTTTTATAATAACCGTGCTCTAATTTGCGTTTATATAACGATTGCGCTTCAAGTTCTGCTTGTTGTTCTGGCGTAGTTTCGTTTGAACGCCCGATATTTTTACCTTCGCAAACTGTAATTTCAGAGCGAATAATTTTCCCATCTACTATACCAGTTTCTGTGTAATATGTATTTCCATTAACTACAATTTTCCATTCGCGGATTTTCCCAGTATTATCTTTTTTATATGCTTTTAGTTCCATATTATAATTGTTTTGCGATTAAAATTACTATTCCGATGAGTAACATTTTGAAAAAGAATGCAGATAACTTTAAATAATTTAATGTATATCCTTCAAGTGCGTCAAAATGTTTTTGTAATGAATGGTCATAAATATACTGTAATGTACTAAAGAATATTATGCCAATAATACCAATGATTATCATTGCGTATGCTATTTTACTAAGTATTTCCATATTATTTTAATTTTCAATTTTTGTATAAGCGCAACTTGCATTTTCAGTGTAAGACTGTTTTACACTGTTTTTATGTGTATACAGTTCTAATTCGCAAGTTTCTGACGTGTATGAAATTGTCCAAGTACTTACTTCGTGATTTATTTCTTTTTGAATAATTTGCTTTACCTTATTTACAGAACGCTCACCCCAAACTTTACGATATAGCGAAATTTTCGTTATTTGTCCGCCATTTTCATTTATGCGAACGTTTGTCGGTTTTGAACAAAGCTGTTTATCAAAAGCTTTTTTTAAATTATTTATCTGTGACATATACAATTGTTTCTTTTACTTTACCTGTTGGATACGTTACGTATTTTTCTTTTACCAAATACCGAAAATTATAATACGTTTCTGGGTAGTTTATTTTATTGCCATTTCGAATATATCGAATATTATCCTGCGAAACATTTAGCTTTTTTGCTAATTTGCGTTTCATTTCGTTAATTGTGTCTTTTGATTTTCGTCTCATAGTTGTAAATTTTAATACCAATGCATTCCTTCGCGTTCTTTTAATCTTTTTGGTGTAGGTAAATATCCACCAAAATATTGATATTCGTCGCCGTGACGCCAATTCGGTTGATATTCGAACATTTCTGTGTCTACATCTTCGTGTAATTCCCAATACTCATCAATACTCGGAAAATCGAGTGAATATTGTTTTGCTTTTTCAAATTGTTCAGCTGTAACGCTATGAAATTTAAGCCAAATTGTATTTTCATCTGTTTCGTTTGTTATTTCATATTCAGCACCAGACTTAAGTAATGCATATATTTCATCTACATTTCCAAGTGCTAATTGACTATCACGATTACACCATTGTGTAACAGGAACGTCGATTGCTTGCTTACAGATTTCAATGAGTTCATCGCGCGAATAATCTGTTCTATATGGCTTCCAATCTTTTTTGCTTAAGTATATTTCTCGACCTTGCTTAAATGACTCATCGATTAAAAAGCCATTTTTACGAACTCGATACGCGCATAATTTCGGTTCTGCAATTTTATACACATAGTCATTTTTTAATTCACGCACTAATTCAATTTTGCAATTTTGTTTTGCTTTGTGATAACTATAACCTGATTTTTGGCGAACTTTAAAGCGTGTTCCGCCTTGTAATATTGCTTTTTTCATAGTATTAAAGTATAAATAATTTTTCAAATGCTGGTATATCATACGCTGTAATTCTTACAGCTGGTATTTTATTGTCCAAACCAAACGTTAAAAAACCGCCATTGATTTGTCCATATTTGTATAAAAATTCTTGTTGTTCTTTCGTAAGATGATTGTTTTTATCTTGTTCTTTAAGTAAACCTGCTTTACGTAATTGTGGCAAGCCTGCAAGAACTCTTCGTTTCGAAACGCGTATCCAACCTTTGCTTTCGAGATATGCGTCTTTTGATATATACCCTTCTGGGTTAATTATTCCATTTTCAATAAGCAAATCAGAAATTCTATCGTGCAATAAATTTGCAATATCACCATTCAAGCCATAAAAATCGCCATTTGGCGCGAGCCAACCAGCATCTTTATTTTCTTTAAGAATATCTTTTACTGGCTCGATAGTTTTAAGATTATCAAGTTCGATTTGCTCATCTATGTATTTTTCAACGTCTTCTTTTGAGCGTTTAAAATACACTTCGTTTTTATCGCTATCGAATACGTCTAATTCACCATCAATATATCTTTTGTATTTATCAATGATCGTTTCAAAAGAATGCCAGTCTCTGTGGTCTAATGAACTTAGATTTTCGTATACTGGTGGTATAGGTATTTCATTTTTGAAATTTGCATCTACGTCATTGAATAATATGTTTATATATTTCAAATTTTTCGTAAGCTCGCGAAGTTCATCTTGTTTTTTCAAATAATGTTTTGTGTCAGCAAGGCCTTCACAATATCCATTTGAAATTCTACGGTACGAAACGCCAAATACACTTTGATTATTGAAATGTTTGTAAATTTTATCTTTAAGCAAATAAAGTTCGTTTTTCGTGTTTTCGTAATTATCGTATATTTTCTGTACTACTTCTTGAAGTTCCTCTGGTGTAAGTGTTTTATCGATTTTCTCAAGTGTAAATTCGTTTACGCCTACGAATTGTTTACAGCCAATTAAAATACTTCGAATTATTTTGTAGTTATCTGTTATCGTTTTGAGTATTTGCACGGCTTTATGCAAATTGTATTCTCGGGTAAATAATTCAAATGTCAAATTTGAAATGTATTCACCACTAATTGAGAAATGTAATGTTTTCGAATTTTCCATAACGTTTTATATTTATAGGGCGCCAAAGCGCCCTTGATTAGAACATTTTAAAAGTTAGTTTACCATTTTCATACCATTCCTGGATTGAAGGGTCGTTATCAGGGTCTAAATAACCAGTTAATAATACTTCAGCAATATCTTTGCGCTTACTTAACTGTTTAGCTCTGTGTTGCGCTGTTTTTACGGGATAACGGTTTTCATAGCAGGTGTCGAGTTCCCAATCTTGACGTGGGTCAAGTTCTTTTATCTTTTTATATTCAATGCGTATGAATTTTGAACGTGTCATTTTATGCGATTTTTGTACTTAATGTTATTATTTCGCCTTCTACATTATGCGTTTCCTTAATTTCATAAACGCTTATATTTTTTGCATTTATACCAAAGCTATGCATATATGCCATTTGTTCAAGCGCTTCCCATTTTTCATATCGACGTGCCTTTGTAATATCCTTTGTCCATTGTACAATACCAAAGAACATATTTTGCTGATAGCCTTGCGTTGATTTAATTACAAAATTTTTCATAGTTTATAGTTTTATTACTGAGAAGTTTTTACTCATTTCTGTGTAAGCTGTAACAGCATCCATTCTTAACATTCCAATTACAGGAGTAGGGTCATAATCTTTAAATGTTTTTTCAAGTACAGTTTTTAACTGGTCAAGATTTTCGCAAATTTGAGCACAGCCAGTATATCCAAATGTTAATTTATAACCTTTGTCTATATTGACAATTTCAGCGTTAAATGCCGTCATACTATCAAAAAATGATTTTTTATTTTGAGCTTGAAATTTTGTATTATATACTGCGGCTTCACATAGTTTGTCAGTGAAATGCATTCTGCCGTGAGAACTGCCTTTATAATACCCTTTTTCAGTTTTAATTACAATTACTGTTGTGTCTGGTAAGTTGACTTGTACTTTTGTTTTCATTTTGCTAACGGTTTTAATTATTGTTTTGTTTTACACTACAAATATACACTATATACTTTTAATAAAAAAACTTTTTTGACATTTTTTTATAAAAAATTTATAGTTTGTAATTATAATCAGCGTTTATAGCGCAAAAATTTTTATAAAATATTTCTGTTTTGCAATAAAATTCGCACTTTTTCCCAATCTACAAATGGTCTATTTGATACATTTTTGTCAAATTTTAGCGGAATACCAAGCCCTGCGTCATCAATATACAAATGACAATACACCTTTGGCGACGTAGTCCAAGTGCGTTGTTCTGGGTTTTCATTTGCAGCATATAATTCTATACCATTTTTATTAAACCATTCAATAGCGTCGCTTAAATACGTTCCTGGCTGAGGTATAATTTCTGCAGAATTACTTTTTGGGTTGTCAATATCAGAACGCATTGTATATAATATCAATTTATGCCCTGCATTGACAAGTTCTTTTAATATAGGTATTGCGCCTATATCTTTACCTATGTTTGGAAACTCGTGTGTAACGCAAGTTCCATCAAAATCAATTCCTATTATCATTTTTTATAATTTTTTAATACTTCGCAGTTATCCATATTACATAAAGGCCCATCGACGTGAGCGCAGCCTTCATTTAAGTATATGGGACAATCTTTTACAGGGTCATAAGGTAAAAATTCAAGATTTCCCCACCAATAAATATCAATAGGCCCTTCGCATTCAGCGCAGTATACATTTTTAGTTTTGTATTGCTGTTTAATTCTTGCAAATTCAAGCCATCGAATTTCATTACCAATTTTAACTGGCCACCATAGAAATTTAGTTTTTTCCCGTATTTCACCCACTTTCGGTTTGGGTTTTAATTTTATTCTCATTTTAATCACAGTTTATAGTATATTTTGCTCTTATTTCCATTCTTTCAAGGTCGAGCAATAATAAACCTTGTTTGGGCGTTTCAAATTCAAAGCCTAAATCACTTGCGAATGCGTTATATCCAATTAATGAACCATTAACAAGTGTCTTTTTGTTTGCTTCGAATAATGTATGAAAATGACCAATGATATTATAATCAGCTGCGCGATTTTGGTCAAGTCGCAATATCATTTTATTTAATGGAATTGTTATTCCACCGACACCACCAGCAAATCTTATATTATCGCCGTGAAATGTTCTTAATACGAATTTCTTTGTTTTATACAAAAACGTAAAATAACTAATTAGCGATTTTGCGATATGGAATTCGAAAGTTTCGTCTTTACTAAAATAATCTGCTATATCGCTATACATCAACCATTCGTACGAGTTTTTATATGCAGTTTCGCTAAAACGCTTTTTAAGCGTTGTTCGCCCGTGATTACCATAATTACATTGAACTATAATTTTCTTTACGTTAGTCTCAGTTTTTATGTGCTCTAATCCTGCGATTATACGTTCTTTTGCAAATTTTATTGCTTGAGTTGGTGATAATTGATTTGCTTCTTTTAATTCCTCGTGAATATACCCAGAAATTATATCACCATTTAGCAATATGTATAATGTGTCTATGTTATAATACGTTTTTAAGTGATTAACCAATTTATGCGAGCGATTAAAGCATTTTTTTATGCGTTTATCTGATATTTCTAAATTGAATTCATTTAAACCATTCACTGACTCAGGCGAAACTGTCTCTTCAACGTGCCAATCAGAATATATCAATATGGGTATTGCTTTATGCAAATCTTGTTGTTCATTATCGACTGGCATTCTGTATTCGGGTTTTAATGATTTAATATACAAAAGTGTATTCAGCCGTTTCTCAGTTATATCAAGATTTTCTAATGCTTTCTTGTATAGTTTATCTTTTTCTTTTAATTGTGTTTTTAGAATACGTTCTTTGCGGTCAAAATGGTATTTTATATCAGTATGCTTTTTTACTTTTTGCTTTTTGTAATACCTGGACGAAAACGTTTTCTCACTCATACCTGATATTTTTGCTAATCTGCGAAACCAGGCGTTATTTGATTCATTTTTCTTTTTTGGATAATTGTGTAAAAATTCTTTTGCTGTCATTTGTATTGCGTTTTATGTGTTCAATACAAAATTAAAAAGGAATTTCATCGCCCTCATTATGATTTATATCACAATTATCGTCGCCGCATTCGCACGTTTTTGAAGTATTTAAGTCATCGTCAAATACTTTTGATATATTTTCCCACATATTATCAATTTCATCTGAGTCAATATCTACTTTGCTTTTTTTGACAGTCGCAACTACACGTTTATTCAAATCGTCATAGTATGCGTCAAGTGTTTTTGTATATTTTTTTGAGTTTTCTGAGAGCGTCATAATTTGTATATTATCAAGGGTATATCCCTTATTATTATCAATTCTATCAATCGAATACGAGTCCTTCTTTTTACCTTTTCCGACAAAATAATCTGTCTCGATTGCAAATTTCTTAAACTGTTCAAACGTTAAATCAAATTCTTTACCTCTGTGCTTTGCATTACTTCGTAAATTGTAATATGCATATTTCATAGGGTGACGTTCTTTATAGCGTCGTTTTACGCAAGCATAGCAATATTTACCCTGCTTTGCTTCACGTCTGCAATATTTAGTCGCGCATTTCACTTTGAATTTCTATTTGTGCAACGTTATTCTCAAGTTCTTTTTGTCGTTTTAATAGTTTTTCGCGTATGAGTTCTTTAACAGTTTTTGCCTTCTTAACTTCAGTATGAGGTATATCGATTATTCGCTGTAATACTTGCGCAGTTTTCTGTTCACGTTTATTTACTTCCTGATTCATTTGCATAAGTTTATTTAAGTCATATACTTGTGCAGATGGATATTCTGGTAAGTCATAAACTTTCTGTTCGTCTTTCGGCGCAAATCCTGTATATTTTGCATAATAACTGTTTTGCAATCTATACAGCAATAATAATGGGTTAATGCCTGTTCTTGTCGCTACCCTGGTGATTATGATTTCGTTAATCGGAAGTTTTTTGAATAATTCTCTATGTATATGGATATTTAACGTATGTTCGATATTTACGTTTACATCGCCTTCGATACGCAATACATCACCATCGACTTCACGTCTTATAGACTCAAGCAAATCTTTAAGGAATTTACGGTCATCACGCGATTTTGCAGATTGATATTGTTCTTTCGTTTCAAGATATAACCACAAATACTCTTCGAGACGCGATTTCTTATGCGCCAGACGAACAGTTTTAAAGTTATTCGTGTATTCCTTTTGAAGTTCAAGTATTTTTTCAAGATTTTTGGCGCGAAACGACTGTATAGCATTTATTGAAATATCAATTCCCCATTCCTTTACGATTTCGCGATGAACTTCTTGTATTGACCACATCTTGCCAAACATAGCAAGTATTTCTGCTTTTCTATTATCAATAACAAGATAATCATCATAATTTAAGCCATAAAATACAGAATGACCACTTTCGCCAAGTGCGGCTTTCTTAAGTGTTGTTAATTTATTATATGCGTTTGTGACAACATTTCGTAATGCATATATGTATTTTTGCTCGTTATCTGGTAGGTGCCGAATCGCTTTTTTGATTTTATCATCACGAGCTAATAAATCGATTTGAAGTAATTTATCGTTTTGTGATTGATAAAAACGTTTTTCTGTTATCCACGGGCTTTCGCGTAGTTTTAAAAATTGATTGTAATACGTTTGATTTTTTACTTTAAGACCATCAATTTGCGTATACTGTACAGATGAACCCGCGTTTGATTGTACTAATATCTTTTCCTGTTTTTGTCCCATATTCGTTTAATAGTTTATCAATACAAATATACATAATAAATCTTTAAGAACAGTACCTCACAAAATAGCAGTGACTTTTTTACATATTCTAATTAGAAAAATACTTACCACATATATCGCACTTTAAACGTGAGTAAGGTGACGCAAAGGCATCATCTGAGATTGCAGAGGTGCCATCAGGATATTTGTGATTACATTCATTTTGCTTTTGTAGTTTGCGAACTTCTTTAAGCGTAACTTGAAATGCCCATTTTTCTTTACGCATATCACCAAACTCATCACACGATTTTATTTTGCGTTCTAAGAACTTTATTATATCATTACACATATTTACCATAGTTTTAAATAATAATTAAATATCAACGCTAAAACAGCGATTGTCAGTTCTAATTCCCATAATACAAGAATAACAGCAGTTATATCCCATACTTCATATTCAAGATATGCTTCATACCAGTCTATCCAATGACTTAATGCATATCGTATTCTATGGTACAGATATATAATTGTCTGGATAATGAATATAAATATTAATATTTGAAGTGCTTCGTTAGTTATTATCATTTTCTTTTCGTTTTTGATAATAATGTAATGCTATCAGTACTGCGATAAACATCAGTGTATCGTCTGCTATTATGATTAAGTTATCTTGTAGTGTCATATCTTAAAAGTCTGGTATTAAGTATTGTATAGTTCCTATTGCTGTCTGTATTAGTTTTCTTTCGTGTTTATACAAGCGAGCTGGCTTAAATTCGTTATAGCGTTCTTGTAATTTATTTATCATATTTTCTTTTGATAATATGATTTGTTGAGTCATCAGTTTGTCTGCTATCTGTTCTGCTATCTTAAGATATTCTTGTCTTTGCGCTTCGTTTTCATATTCGTAATTATCATATAGCGTTTCGTATACAATCTTTTCAATGGCTGTGTGTTGTGCTTTGAATATAGGGTCTTTGTGTAGTTTTTCTTTTAGTGCGTTTTCTGTTATGCTCATTGCTTATAATTTTTATTTCGTGATTACTTACAGCTATATGGTCTGCAAATATTTTACTTCGCTGTCCATTTAACCATACGTCGATTTCGTGTAAATTTCTCATTTGGAAACTGTCTACGATTATATGGCTATAATTTCCGTCATTGTCAAGCGATATCCAATACATTTGCTTGTATGTTATTGTTTTTCTTTCGCAAGATGATAATACTACAATCATTATTGTTATAAGTATTATCAGCACAGCTTTAAAGAATTCTTTTCTGTTTTGTAATTCTTTATAATGGCATATACCTTGCCAATTGCCGTCATATTTTTTGAAGGGTTCTGTAAAATATTTCATATTATTTTTCGATTTCGTCAATTTCATAAAATGTTTCCATTGAATCGCGTTCTTGTATGAAAGCGTCTAACCATTCCTCAGCTTCGGGATATTTCATTTCACTTATTGTGAGTTCATCTCCGTTTTCTTGAGCTTTCTTTAATTGATTGTACACATTACTTGGCATTTTTACATCGCCTAAGTGAACTGCATATTTTACATTTACGTGTAATTTCTTTACAGATATTGAATGGCCATCTTTTTGAAGTTGGTCTTCGATATATTTTTTTGCGCCACTTATTAAATCTGCTGGAAACGCTGAGTTAAATGCTCTTTGCATTTCGTCAATATCGATTTTATTAAGTATTTCAAGCTGTTCTTTTAAAAACTTTTTTACTTCGTCTACTTCTTGTTCTACTTTCTGTACAGCATATATATTTGCTTTATCATTTACATTTTCTGATACCCAAGTACCATCATCACTTACATAAATAAAACCTAACGCAAAATCATCAATATGTACGCCATCTTCGAATTTTCCTTTTACAGTCAAATTTGACCGAATTACTTTAAATTCTCTATCGATATAATCGAATTTTAAGATATTTACTTTATCTCCGGGTTTGAGTTTGTATAACTCATCTAATGTTAATGTTTTGTTTTCCATTTTATTATGATTTTATTGCTTGACTTGCTGCTTTACCAATTTCTTGTAAAAATTGTTTTATTTTTCTAAACAGAATTTGCTTTTTCGTTTCAGTGTATTTACTTTTAAAGTTATCACAAATTTCTGAGTGTTCCCACGTATGAAAATTACGCGTTGCTCCACCTACGCAAAAGCCTTCTTTTAATGGCTTAAAGTCTGGTCCAATGTACGGGTCATAAAATGTACAATCTTTACAAGTCATATATCAAGCTTTGAGGTTTGTTTGTATTTCTATCGTAATGTATTTTCCCTTTGCCTATCCATTCAACAAGTTCAGGGTTGTCGTGAAAAAATTTTTGAATTTCTCGTAAATCTTTTCTATCAACTATACAATGCTCTTCATCAAGTTCGTGTAAATCTTCGAGATGGCGATGTGTATGTAAATAATTAAAACCAATTATTTTAGTTTTATTTTCATTTACAACTTCAGCACAGAATAATTCTTTAAGATTTTCTAAATCTTTTTCGAATTGTTCAGATTTACTATACTGTTTTGATAACAGTATTTCAGATATTCCATTCTTTTGCTTAACAAGCGTTAATACTCGCTTGTCTTTTCCTTTTGCTTTGTCGATTGAGATTTTATAATTCCCCATAACTTTGTACTTTTAAGTTGATTATTGTTTCAATTCCAAATTCGTTATATCGCTTTTTGTCAACACGAGCAATTTTTATATGTCTTTTATCTAACTGTGTAGTGTCTATTAAATCTTTTAGCGATATTCTTGGGTTTTCCCAAGCTAAATTTTTTAATAGCTTAGAACGCAATTTATCAGCGTATACTGGCAATAAGTTTTCAAATTCTATTTCGAGTATTATTTTAATGTTTTCCATTTTCTTTCATTTTGATATATTGCTCTTTTGCAAGTTCCAAAACTTCTTTAGCGCCTTTACATTCAAGTATTTTATATGTGTCGATATAACCTTTTTCGTCTCGAGTGATTTTAATACAATTTTCTTTTTGTTTTATCATCATATTAAACCATTCAAGTAATTTGTCTTGCCCTCCACCTAATATGTAAAAGTCATATCCCAAATCTGCTTTTATTACAAAATCATTTTTAACACGCTCAACTTCCCAACCAGTAAAAATCGGTTTTGCTTTTTTTAACAAAAATGCTTTGCCTTCAACGAAATATGTCGTTTCATCATTATATGTTTTCGCTTCAACTTTATTTTTTACAAAATTTAATAACTCATCACGAGTTGCGAATTTATACCCGGCTTTTTCAAGTGCTTCGATAAATATTTTATCGTACATTTTTGTAAATTCTTGCTTTAAATTTTCCATAGTTGTATTATGTTAATAAATTATATCCAGTTATAAAGCGAATATCGTCGTGCTCTATTGCTATCAATTTGATATTTACGACATTTCTATCGCTTGCCATTTTTATATCAGCGTCATCGAAAAATTTATATAATTTTTCCTCTGCTTGAGTCGGGTGTTTAGCAACTACCCAATAATCGCCAAAACCTTTCGTTGTTAATTTGTAGAGTTTATTTTTCATAACACTTTATTGATTTTTATAATGACAGTCGTCACTTTAAGTTTACTTATACTTTTCGCGCCATACGTATAACGAAAATAATGATTTATACGTAATACAGTGCCATAAATTCTTTTATCTTTTACGTCATATACACTTGGCGCAAAATTTTCTATCACAATATCTATTTCCTCACCTACTTTAAAGCAAGATTCACCTTCAACTTCAAGAATAATATTCTCGTTTTCGTCCGTTATGATTATTTTATTTCTCATATAATTATTATTTATAAATGATAACTGCCAAGGGTTCGCACCTTATTCCCAGTTTTTTGAGTTTCGAGCTCATTTCTATTTTTGGCAGTTATCATAATATTATTTAAACGTGACTTGTGATTTTTTCAAAAACATAAATTGGTGATATAATTGCATATTATTTAATTCAAATTCAATTATGCCAGTCATTTGCGCAGCCTCGCCACCACCTTGTTTTGCTGTAATTGTTGTTGTAAGATTGTTATTTTTTATTTCGCGCAATGTCGCACTTACTTCTTCAAGCTGTTCTTGTAATTTTTTGCCGAGTTCAATTGCTATTTCCTCGTTTATTATTTTTTTATTTGCCATTTTTATTAAAATTTTAAGTGTTCTACAAACATTGTTTTGTAAAAATCATCAGCGTGTTCAAAGCATTCTAATTCGCAAAACAGTGTTTTATTAGTATAAAATGTACCTATGTATTCTCTGTTTTCAGATTTAGTTTCAATCCAAAATCGAAACTCATTATTTTCGTATTCGTCTACGATAACTATTTGCTGTTCATTTTTACATTTTTGTTCAGTAATTATTTCAAATGTAAATGAACATTCGCCTATAATCTCAAATGAGATTTCAAAGCCAAAGTCCTCAAACATCTTTTCAAGAACTTTGGCAATAAATTGTTCGTTAATTTGCATATTTAAACCAATATTTATGTTTAACAATTTTACGCTTACCAGTTGAATGATAATAATCAGCTGAGGTTTTTATTGACTTACGTGAAATATGCAGCGTCTTAGCTGTTTTTCGTATACTTTCGAATGTATATTCAGCGCCTGTGTTTATATTTACTGCGACAACTTTTCTGCTATGTGTAAAATTGCTTTCAGGTTCAGGGCATTTTCTTGCTTGCAGATTTTTAATTTGCTCAGCTCTGTTTTTTAATAACTTATCGTTGTTATTAACGCGAGTTTGCAAAATTTCATTACGTTCTTTTTCAGCTTTTAATTTGAAATGCCGTTCAATTGCGATAATAGCAAATACGATTGCTAAAAGTGCCATTAATGCGAATGCTTGTAATTCTGTCATAGTTGTAAAATTTAATGATTAGTATATAGTTTTCATTTTTTCTTTTTGCGAAATAATTTACTTAACATATTTTTTCAGTTTTAGAACTATTTAATGTTTCAGTTAATGAATAATGCTGATTGTAATACCACTGATAATCAGCAAATTGTGGTAAGCTTTCTTTTGCTTTACACAATTCTTTAATTTGTACTGGTCCAAATTCTGCTGACTGGTCGTAAAAGTAAATACGTTTATATTGCTTGTTTATAAAATATTTACCACCGCCAATAGGTTTTGAACCATTTTTATTTGCTAAATCTCTATGGTACTCAACTTTTCCCATTCTGATTTTTCCGTCTTGGATAATAAATTTATGCTGTTTCATTTTTCTTATTTTTATTATTTATATCAATACCTTCGAGTTTTTGGTCTATTACTTTAATTTGACCATTATGCATTAACGATATTGTACTTATTATCGCGTCTTTTTCTTTTTCAGATAATAATACCTGGTATACATTGCCATCACTTCCTTTAATGATAATGGCGAGTTCTTTCATTTTTACTTCGTTGCTCATTTTAATTGTATATAATTTTTACGTATCCACTCAATATCTACATCGTTTGGATGCTTATCAATAGCATAAAGTCCAACTGTTGTAGTTTTATAATATTCAAGTTTAGAACAGTCCTTAAAAGCTTTAAATGAAATATGTTTCATTTCAGCGATGTTATGTTCTAAATAGAATTGCAATCCACTAATTTGCGGTGCAGTTGGCTCTTCCTTAAAACCTGCCCACATTTTGTTTCCTTGTGTGTCGCGAAAATTTGTTTTAATTAAATGTAATACAAGATTTTCACCGATTAGTACAGATATATATCTGCTGTCGTCTAAAACTTTTTTATCCATTTTGCTGTTTTTTATATTCAATATTTAACTGAGCCCAGACGTAATTTATCGCCTCGGTTTTATATTCAAAAACTTGCTCTTTTTCAAATAAATAACCTACTGCAAATTTTTCGTCTTTCATTCGAAAACCAATTAAGCCATTTTGCAAAGTGCCGTCTGGCGCTTGGTACATTATTTCGTATGTTATTGAACTAATTCTATTTGATTTTTCTAAACAGTCAAATACTTCAATAATATCCTGTTTTAATTCGTCTAATACACTTTTTATCATTACTTTAATATTTTATATTTAACTTTTAATATTCCTTTATCATTATTAGCGATTTTTGCAAATGCGCCTTTTGACAAATCAAATTTCCGTGTTGGATGCGGTTGTAATGGTCTTAAAACTTTACCAGTTTTATCCATTTTATAAGGGCCTCTATCGTTGATAATAACAATCACTGATTTGTTATTTTCAATATTAGTTATTTTCACTTTAGTACCAAACTTTAATGTTGGTGATGCGGCTGTTAATTTATTCATATCGAATATTTCACCGTTTGCTGTTTTTTTGCCATTAAACCTCTCGCCATACCAAGAAACGTATGTTTCCTGGTATGAGTTTGAGTTTGAGGTTATGAGCAAATTCAAAAATAATAGAATAATGAATTTCATAATATTTATAAATTGTTAATAAGTTCAATATAATAAGAAACATCTTCGTCCAAAAATTCCTCTAATCTATTACGCGTTTGTTCATCTAAACATTCCATACATTCTAAATCATAACCAGCGTCTGATATAAATTCAGCTAATCTACTTGCGTCATTTTCACTATATCCGTCATCTATTAACTTATTTTTTAATTTATCGTATAAATCGTCCATATTATTTCTTTTTAATATAATTAAGCCAATACCATTCAAGAGCGTCGAGAAACGTGTCAGCTTGTTCATATTCAATCAATCGAATATTTTTTGGTATTTCGACGCCGAAATATGCATCTACTTCAAAATTTCCAGCAATAGAAGTAGTATCAATTACTTCACCTTTTTTAACGTTCCAAGCGTGTTTTAATGCGATAGGCAATCCAGGTAAATAATAACCTTCGTAATATTTTAATTTATCGTCGCTTAATAAATTTATTGCTGAGTTATAAAAACATTGCTTAACTTTATGGCGTCCATCATCAAAATACGACTTTGACAATTGCTTATTTTGCGTCTCAAAACATTCGCCATTTTTCAATAGCCATTCATAAAAACCAGCCATTTGACTTTTTTCAGTCATTTTAGCCATATTTCGTAGATAATCTTTAATTTCTTTGCAGTTCATTTCGTAAAAATTTTAAAAGATTATCATTTGAATTCGGAATAAAAAAAGTTATATCATTTATTTTATTTGCTTTTAATAATGCAAATTTTTCAGATATAACTTTTTTGTCAAGAGTCGGATAGGTATCAATTATCTCGCTTTCTATTTCATCAATCGTAGTTTTATTATTGCTATACAGCCCCATTAAAAATAAGATATGCTCATTGAATGTATCAAAATATGCAAGATTTACATACCTTAATATCATCTTTTCGATATAGTCAAGAGCAATATACTCGAACTGTTGATTTTCTTTAATTTTTTTGGCAAGTTTGTGTAATTCATATTTTGTAATATGCTTACGTTTACCAAGTGCTTTTTCCACTACAAATCTTAATTGATTTACTGTGGCGAGCGGGTATTGTATTGTTGTCATATCGCTAACGTTTAAATTGTTTTACAGTACAAATATACACTATATATTTTTAATAGAAAAATTTTTTATTAACTTTTTTTAATAATTTTTATGTTAAGTGAAGTATAATCAGCGTTTTGAGCGACTAAAATTTTTCGTATTTTTTTTGCAAACGCACCAAAGTATTTCTTATTTGTGTCAAGTTGAATACGCAAATATTGGTCAGAAAAGTTATTTTTATCTTGCCCCAAACTATAAAATACGTCAAATTCGCCAATATAATTTTGACGCAAATAACTTTCAACTATTTCTTTTGCTTGTTTTAATAACGATACTTTAACACTCATTTCCATATCTTTCTACATTAAATATACGCAAATTTCTTTTTTGCGCGCGTTATCGCAACATATAATAAATTGTATTCTTGCTCTATTTGGTGCGGTTTTACAGCTAATTTCGATGGTATAAGTTTGGGTTCAAGTAAATATACATTATCTGTTTCAAGCCCTTTACTTTTATGTATTGTTGATAACATTATTCCATCACTTTCGTTTAGAAAAATGTCGTTTATTTTTTTTATTATTTCTCGCGTAGTACTATATTTTTCAGCAAAGAGCTTAATAATATCAGCTTTTTCAGCAAATGATATATATGTTGGGTGATTTGTGGGTTTGCGTATACCACGCTCTTTTAATTTATCATAAATTTCACCCTTTTCATTGACAAGCGCTTGAAGCATTGTATTTTTCGGGATATTTTCGTAACGTTTTATCAATTTAACAATACCTTTGCCGATTTCAGAACCTTTGATATAAGCAATTTTTTCACGACCTAAAAGTTTAAAATAAGTTTCTACAAGCGGTTTAACATTTCTGCATAAAATAAAATCACCTTCATTTACATCGTCAAGCGAGCCATTTTCATCAACTTCGCCATCGTGCATCCAATCTGGCGATTCGATTACATTATAAATTTTATTCGCCTCATTTACTATATTTTTCCCACATCTATAACAAACTGATAATGGTAATTCGATCGTGTTTTCTTTTTGAGCAAATTTTTGATATGCTTCTACGTCAGCGCTCATAAAACCATAAATACTTTGTCTTGGGTCGCCTACAGCAACAAATCTACTTTTTGCATTACTTATTTTTTCAATTATCTTTTGCTGTGCAGCGTTTAAATCTTGCGACTCATCAATAAATATTTCGTCAAACTTATACAAGTAAATATTGTCATCTTTTGCAGGCAAATAAACCATATCAACAAAATCAATAAGAAATTTTTCACCCTCAGCGCGCCAGTTTCTGTTATACTGATAATATGCTTTTAATAGCGTTTTAGCGTCTTTTGACTCATTTCCAATAATTTCCACATTGTAATATGAAATAATTTCATCTATGGCGCTAAAATCAGTTTCTAAACGCAATCTATATAAGTTTGTTATTTTTATAAGATTATCAATATATGGAAATAATTTTTGTTTATCTATTTCGAAAAAATTCTGCAATTTTATTGCAATTTTGAACATTTTACTATCGTCAAGCACGATGTTATTATCATAATATTTGTATAATGCGCGCATACCTAACGAATGCATTGTTTGTACTTTTATATGCTTTGGGACTTTTTTACGTAATTCCTCGACAATTGATTTATTAAATGCTACGAAAATCGTTTTGCGATATATGGGCGTAAATTTTAACAACTCAAGAATAGTTGTAGTTTTACCAGAACCTGGTACTGCAGAAACAACTATATTTTTATTTGTTGTGTTATATGTGTTAAAAATTTCTAATTGATATTTAGACGGCTTGAATTTCATTTTTTGGCGTAATTTTTAAATTATCTTTAAAGTTATTTCCACATACTGTGTTCGAAATTCTAATTAGTGATTTAATATGTAAATCAAGAACAGAATTATAATCATCTCGGCGATAACCACCAAATAATGCTAACGTAATAGGTAAATGCTTACCTGTAAAAAATTCAATTTCGTTTACCCATTCAGAAAATACTTGTGAGCAAGCTACCCAAGTTTCTGTATTCATTTTACCAGCGCCTAAGTCGTCCCATTCGTGACTATCAGCGCCGTGAGCAAAAACAACATAATGAATATATCCACTAAAAATTGCTTGCCCTAATTTTGTAAGCATTTCATTAAATTCATTTACATATTCCCAGTCAATTCCTCGTGGGTTAAAATTAAAACCTTCGGGTATCGCGTAATTTACAAGTGGGTTAAAATTTCTTGAGTCCTCAATACTATTACCGAAATGACCGTCTAAATCAAGATATGCACCTCTGATTTTATACTGTTCGTATAATTTTATAGACGCGATAACTTGACCAGAAAATGTACAAAAACCCATACCACCAGTTGGGCGCGCGTGGTGCATTCCAGAAACTGGTGCAAATGTCACTGTTTGCGGATTTTTATATGCATATTTAATAGCGTTATACAATGACGAATTTGTATACGTTACAGACTCAACTAAATTTTTAGACCAAGGCAGACCATTTGAATGATAATTTCCTCGACCAGCAAAGAAATTATTTACATAGTTTGAAGTATGCGCAATTTTAAAGTCTTGCTTTTTGAAAGGTTGAAAATCACTTATAACGTCTAATAAATCAGAATACCCTGTTTCGCGTATTCTTTTCATTAGTAAATAAGGTTTTAATGGCGACTGTGAATACGATTTATCGCGTATCCCATCGAAACAAACTTGTTTGCGCGTATAAAACGCTTTAATTTTCCGTGTTCTCATAAGAATAATAATTTTACTGTTTACACAGCAAATATACACAATATATTTTTAGTAGAAAAATTTATATATATAATGTAAACTTTTCGTCTTTATGATAATAAAGTTTTAATATTGGTAATGTATTAACTTTTTGCATAAAAATTTGAATAAAATTAGCCAAGTGAGCATTGTGCAATAATTCTGAGTCATAAATACTTGTTATATCGCGCCCTTCAATATAATGTTTATGCGAGTGTTCTGACGCTTCATTAAAAGTATTTATTGCAAATACACGTTCGTCAATAAATAATAATTTCATTGACGCTTCTTTAATTATTTTGTCGATTAGTTCTGTTTTATGTCGTCTCATTATTCTAAAGTTTTTTTAGCGTCTAATACTTTTTTCTTTTCAGCGATATGCTTTTTAAAATGTTCGTGTGAACGTTTTTTCAATACTTTTGCTTTTTCTTGCGGCGATAATGACGCAAATTTACCAAATTGTGGTATACCCTTTTTAACAGCTATATATTCAAGCTCTACATCACACTCATTGCATTTAATAGTTCTACCAAATTTATCTTTGTGTCCGTTAGAAGTCACTCTAAAGCGCGATATCGCATATTCTTTACCACATTTTGGGCATTTAAAATTATTTTGCATATTATTTATAATTTTGTTCAATATACCAACTTATTAATAATGCGTCAATAATTCCATCGTGATTTTTCTTTGCACGCGGCGATTTACGCAAATCTACATTTGGAAATAAACGTTTTGCAGCTATTTCAGCCATCGCTTTTGTGTCAATTGGGCCTTTGCGTTTTTTACCATTTTTATCAATTTTACTCGGTTTGCGAATTTCTGGTATTCCTTTGAACGCTTCGCGTTGCCATACTTTTGCGTTTATTTTTCTGTATGGTATTTTATGCGCAGCGATCAGTGCTTCTGTCGCACCACAAATAAAACCAAATGTAAACGTCGCCGACGCAGATGCGCCATAAATTGCGCGTAAGTCCTCAATACCTACCATCGCATCTTCACCAGCAAACTCATCAAGTATATCAGACATTAAATGCATATCAAACTGATTGCCAACAAGAGGCATAACCATTGTTTGTATATCGTTCTTTTCTAAATCGCGAATAACTATTGCGCCATTTTTACCCAAATCAATTCCTATTGCATATCTCATTGTAATAATTTTGAAATTCCATTTTCTTTTCTTACTGTAATTACATTTTCGAAATTGCTAAAATTATTTGCGTGTGTAATTACACATATTGTTTTATCAAGTGCGTCGAGTTTTGTTAATATTTCTTGAACACCAACAGGGTCAACTGACTCGATTATTTCATCAAGAATAAGTAAATCAAGACCACCTGATTTAGCGTTTATATTGATTAAATTTTGCAATGCTAATATATTACATATATCAATACGAACTTTTTCACCAGAGCTAAATTTTCCGATAGCCCCTTTAATCATTCCATTTCGCAAAACATTTACTGTAATTTTATCGCGAATTGTTTTATTGTCTGCAAGTAATTTATGCCCATCTAATTTAATTGCTAAATTAGTGCGTATTCTTGACAAATATAAATTTGTATATGACTCAATTGCTTTAATTGATTTATTTGATAAATATGTTTTAAATTTTTTGAATTTTACATTTATACCAATTAAATCAGCTTTTTGCTGTTCATATTTATCAAGTTCTTTATCAAGCTTTTTCAAATCTGCATTTATTTTGCTAATTGATTTTCTAATTTTAACTGTTTTATCAACAAACTCTTCGTTTTCAATTATTTCGATTTGTTTTTTAAGCTGTATAATATTAGCGTCAGTTTGGTCGAAGTCAAATTTAATACGTTTGATTTTATAATTAAGATTTGTTAATTCTTGTTCAAGCGTATTTTTTTGTTTTTCTATTGCTTTAATTTGCTGCTCTACAATCTCTCTGTCTTTTTTAACAGTATTATACAGTTCAAGTTTTTCTTTAATTTCTTTATCAGCTTCAAGTTTTTCTGCTTGCAATTCTTTAATTTGAATTTGCGCTTGTTTTACGTCAAAACTTGGGTCAGAAACAATAAATTCGTGTTTACATTTTGGGCATTGAACTTTACCAGCTAAATTCTTTTTAATACCTTGAATAAGTAATTCGTATTCATTTGATATATCGCGTAATTCTTTTCCAACATTTTGAATTTGCTCGAGTGTTAAATCAGTTTCCTGTAATAGTTGTTTATATTCAGAAATATCATCAATTTGTTGTATTTTCTTTTGAGTTTCAGTTCTTAAATCAAGTGCTTTTTGATAATCTTGCTCAAGAATTTCAAGACGCTCAGTATGTGATTTTATTTGCGCTTCAATTGTTTTTATTCTACGCGCTTGATTTTCAATAAATTCAGCTTTAGTCATTACACTATCAAGCTGTTCCTCATACGCGATAAGCGAACCTTGCAATAATTGCTTTTCGTTATTTACAGTTTGAATTTTCGCGTCGATAATTTCAATATCGGTATTTACAAGAATATCTACGCCTTCAATTAAATTTGAATTTGAAAATCGCGAAATTGTTTCTTTCTTTTTACTGTCAGTAGATAATAAAAATGATTGATATTTTTCTTTTGAAATTATAAAGTAATTGATTAAATCGTCGCGCGAAATACCAAGTATATTAAGAATTTCCTTATTATACTCGTTAACACCAGATTTTTTTATTTGCTCATCATTCACAAATAATTCTACTTGCTGCGATTTTTTAAGCTTGTAAGAGCGCTTAATTAAAAGTGTTTGATTAGTACTTTTATTTTCCAAATAAAATTCAGTAGAAAGCTCATTTTCGCCTTCTAATATCATTTCAGGCACTCTTACATCTTTTCGTATTAAATCACCTGTAAAATTAAAAGCGACAGCTTCAATAATTGCAGATTTTCCAGAACCATTTGAGTCTTGAAAATCATCGTCAAGATTTTCACCTTGTATCAATAAAACTTTTCCGTTCAGAAATTCAAAAGTCGTATCTTTATGACTTATGAAATTTGTTATCTGTAATTTTTTTGGTACCCACATTATAAATTTTCTTTTATAATTATTTCAAGTTCGTCCATTAAATCTGGATTGTCGAGTAAAGTTTGAACGACATTATCTCTACCTTGCCCAAGTCTTGTGTCTTGATAACTATACCAAGAACCACTTTTTTTAACAATATCCATCGCGACAGCAAAGTCCAATATTTCACCAGCTTTTGAAATTCCCTTACCATATACAATATCAAATTCAGCTGTTCGAAATGGTGGAGCCAATTTATTTTTGACGACTTTAACTCTTGTTTTATTTGCTATCGCGTCGCCATCAGCATCTTTAATAGCAGTAGAGCGTCTTACATCAATTCTAATTGAAGCATAAAATTTTAATGCATTACCACCAGTAGTCGTTTCAGGATTGCCAAACATAACACCAATTTTTGAGCGTAATTGATTGATAAATATTACAGTCACACTTTGCTTTGAAATTGCGCTTGTAATTTTTCGCATAGCTTGAGACATTAACCTCGCGTGCAGTCCCATTTTACTATCACCCATTTCGCCTTCAATTTCTGCTTTTGGCGTTAATGCTGCGACACTGTCTACAACAATAATATCAAGTTCGCCTGACCTTACAAGCATATCAAGAATTTCAAGTGCTTGTTCGCCATAATCTGGCTGAGATATAACGAGATTATGCCAATCAACGCCTAAATTTTGTGCATAAGTTTTATCAAATGCGTGTTCAGCATCAATAAACGCTGCAATACCACCTTGTTTTTGCGCTTCGGCAATTGCGTGTAATGCGAGTGTTGTTTTACCAGATGATTCTGGCCCATAAATCTCGACAATACGTCCAGATGGATAACCACCTATGCCTAACGCAATATCGAGACCTAACGAACCAGATGGTACAACATTTACATTTGTTTCAGGTTTTTCGTCCATACGCATTACAGCGCCATTCCCATATACTTTGTTTATTTTCGACAGAATATTATCTAATCCTTTACTTTTCTTTTCTTTCATTTTGCAGTTGAGCTTTTAAGATTGCTAAATAATTTATTGCATCGTTAATTGTGTCTTCGATTGACTCATCTTTAACTGCAGCGTTTTTATCAATTAAATTTGATATTCGTGAAATTTTATCGAGTATTCTAACAAGAATACCTCTGCTGGGTTTTACACCTACTACCTTAGAATTACGAAAATTCTTAAACGGGTCTTGTTGTGTTGCATAATCTTGCGTTTTACGTTTGGCAATTTGTAAGCATTGTTCAAACGTTTGTTCCATTGAGTCAATAAGTATGTTATTTTTTACTTCTGCCATTTTTCTTTTGTTTTTGTTCGTTCCCAAATGTAGAAAAAATATCAAACAATGTAAATAACTGTTCTGCAGTTTCTTGTGATACCATTACATTTTCCATTTTTTCCTCGATTTTATAGGGCTGGTAAAACGTAATTTCGACGTCTTCGTCTAATAATTGATTGATTTTTTCAGTCAATAAATCAACGTCTTTTAATTTTACTTTTCTGTCTTCGTCTTTTTTGCCTTTTTCATAAACGACTTTACCGTCTTTATCAAATTCCAAATGTTCACTAATAAGTTCTTGACGTGTTCGTTCATATTTTTCAAATAATTTACCAACGTATGACTTATTTCTATGTACTATGTATAATAAATCTGCTGGTAATTTATCTTTATTATCTTGTGCACGTTTTTCGAATTCGATTATATGATTTACAATACTAATTACATCAGTATTTTTTGCTTTTACAGTTCTTTTACTCATTTGAATTTATTTTTAATTGTTGTTTTAAATATTTTAACATTTCGTCTTTTTTATCACAATCTGCACAGAATATCTTAAATTCATCGATGATTGTACTTTCATTAAAAGCATTATAGCCTTCTACTTGAATTTGCTCAACGCCTTCAATAATATCTGTTTGCTTTAGTTTTACATCAATACCACTTTTTTTCAAATTCGCAGTATTTACTGATTTAATTACTGACTCTTCGCCGATAATTTCAATACGCACAAAATTGCCATTTTCTTTTTCTTGCAGTGCTTTTTTAGCAACGCTTTCTATCGTTTCTTTAGCAATATCAACCTTGAACTTAATATACTTGTTGAATTGAGTATTGATATGCTTAAATACAACTTTATCATCTTTAAGCGTTAATTCAAGAAAGCCTTTTTTATCGTTTTCGCCAAAATTAGCTTGATATGCACTACCAAAATAGTAAATATTGTTAAATTCAGAAATATCGTGATAATGACCTACAAGAACTTTATCAAATTTCTTAAATTTAACTTTTGTTAATGCATTTTGAACCTTTGAGCCATCGTTATTTTTTACGCCATTGATTGCAGCGTGTGTTAATAATAAATTAACCATATTTGGCTGTGTGAGGTTATTAGCTTTCTTTAATTCGTTGATATACATAGTACTCTCATCAAAATATGGTAAAAGCACAATATTAACTTTATCATCAATAATAAAGCTTTGAGGCGCTTTTGTCAAATTAAATGCTGGATGGTGTTTGTATACATCGAGGAAACTATCATAAGACTCATAATCAGTTTTATCGTGATTACCTGGTATAGCGTATAATGTAATTCCATTTTCGTTAAACTCATCAAGTATTTTTGTAAACGCGTTCAGTGTTAATTCAGTTTGCGCTTTTCTACTTGTAAATATGTCGCCAGCGTGAAAAACAGTATCAATATTATGTTTTTTAGCATATTTTATTAGCTGGTCAAATATGGAATTGTTAATATCTACAGTTGAGTCTTTTAAATGCGTGTCAGTTATGAACAGTACTTTCATAAATATAAGATTAAAGCGGGCTTACGCCCGCATTATTATTTCTTACTTGCTTTTTGTTTAGCCAATTTAAGACGGTTGCGAACTTCATCGAGTTTTGATTGTGTCGCAGACGCTGTTTTTGGCGCTTCTTGCGTAACTTCAGGCTCAGATTCAGGTTGTTCATCGTCTTCAACGTCATCGACTTCGTCGGGTTCAGTTTCGTCGATTTGTGCGCGTAATTTAAGTTGATTTCTTATTTCGTCGCGAATGTCATCATCTGACATACTACGCTTTACAATAATCGGTAATTCGTTCTTTTTAATATAACGTTTAAGTTGTGTTCTATCCATTCCCTCGAATTCGTCTTCGGGCTCGCTTGCTTCGACTTCGTCTTCAACAGTTTCAACATCTTCGTCTTGTTCATCTTCGTCTTCGTCAGCCGGCCATTCTTGTTGTAATTTTTCTACGATCGCGAGCCATTCATCGTGCTCAAAAGCACCAAAATTATTTTGCTCATCGAATAATTGTAAGCCTTCTACTGCGAGGTCAAAATCGCGTCTACGGTATACATTAACAAATTGCTCTTCAAGACTTTTTAATTTTAAGAATTGCTCAATTTCATCATCTGTTAATGCATAGTTTCCACGAAACTCAATATTTACTTTATATTTATCTTGAGCGCGTTCAGCATTGGGGTCGTATTTGACGATGATTGCTTTACCATCATCAGGGTCTGTAAAAGGGTCAACTGAGATAGGTTCATCAGCATCGTCCTCTGTAATTGCCAATTCGTTTAATTTCTTTTTAATGCCGGGTGTATAAGTCCAAAAACCAAAATGCTTTTTGCCGCCAATGTATTGATTAACGTACGCAATCCATTCATATTTTGCTTTTAAACCTTTTTTCCAGTGCGTGAGGTCTTTTAACTTATCCTCAAGTTCTTTTTCGTCGTCAATTGTGTCGGTTAATAATTGCGTTACAAATTTAACGTATTCCTCGACAATATCTTGTTTTGCATTGCCGTGTATTTTTGCATTCCAAACAGGACGTTTTTTCATTTCTGTGACCTCTTCGCCATTCTTTTCGTATGTTACCATTTTTGGCAACCACCAGCGGCTATACGGGTATGTAAATGAACTTGTTCCTGGGTGAGCTGGAAATATACGCAGCTTATTTGTGCCGGGTTTGATTTTTACGTATGGCGTTCTTTCGCCGTCATTGTAAATAATGTTTTTTACTTCGCTTTCCTGCGATTTAATGTTTTGAGTGGGTGTAGCTTTTAATTTGCTTCTGTCTACTGTCATTTTTGTAATTTTTAATGATTATCTAAAATTTATACTAAAACTAATTTATTTTCTTTTTCTACGCCGTTAAGCGTTAATTGTAATAATTGAGCGTCAATTTGCATACGATATAATTCATCGTTCGTAAAATCTTTGTTATGATTTAATTGATAGTTAAATGCGTTATAAATAAGCCATTTGCTCATTTCCAAATCGTGTGTTTGCTGTTCTGTATATGCGCGTTCAATAACAGCTTGCATTTGACGTGAAGGAAAACGCGTAGAATTTACAAGTAATTCAATATAACGTTCAGGGTCCGGAATGCGATGTTTAGCAAGTTCATCGAAACTTCCAATATAATTTTTTGCATTTTTGATAAAATCATCAAGACCTTTTATAGTGTCATTCATTATCTTATCGAAATTGCCAATTGAATGTTTCAAATTTATATCAGTATCATATTTATAGCCCCATAAGCCATTTGAACAAATTTGACGATAAAAGCCCATTTTTGCGCGAAATGACACAGAGCCATCGTAAGAATGTAAAATTCTAATAACGGGTTTTACAACGTCGCGAGAATTTCCTACTGTAAAATCTGAGCCTTCGATAGCATAATCAGCCCAAAATATTGAGTGATTTACGTGTCTATATTTTTTTTGAAAAATAAAATGACGCGATAGTGTGTCCTCGATACGCGGAAAAATTTCATTGTTTTTGACAAGCTGATAATTTTTTGAACAAAAATTTACAATTTTTTCGCCTTCGTCAGTTTTGACCTTAATAGCGTATTCGCTTCTATTCGGCAATATTACCGAGTCATTTTTAAAAAGTGATTTTGTTTCGATTTTTTCTGCTAACGCGTAAAAATCATTGTTGATTTTTTGTGACATAACTTTAATGATTTATTGTTTACACAGCAAATATACACAATATATTTTTAGTAGAAAAATTATTTTATCAATTTTTCAGTCATTTTTATTTTTACGCCGTTAATTACGCCTTCAATTATCTGTTTTTCGAAGTCCTCAGGCTTTAATGAAATTGACGCGTTGTCAAGTTTCGCAGCTTTATCTCGCGCTGACCAATAAAAACTATCAATTTCATTATAATTACGTACTGTGCGTAAATATGTTTTCATTCGTAATTGATAACCTTTGTCTAAAAGTACAGCGTTCTCAACTTCAGGGTTCGTAGGCAATTTAACTTTTGTTTTACCTTTTTCGTCTACAGTTTTCTTAACTAAACTTTTACGGTACATTTCAGATAATTTTGCTTTATACACTTCAAGTGCAAATTTTGCTTTCGCCATTGCGTCGTCCATTTCAGCGCGTAGTATACCTATTCTATTTAGAATAGCAGAAAATGTTAATACTTCACCTAAAATATTTGTGTAGTCAATTTTCAAAATATCGTCCATATCAATATCGACGTCAAAATCTGGCAATTTCAATATAATAAATTTATCACCTCTACTGATTTTAATAATGTTTTGTTGCTCTTCCATCGGTTATTGTTTTAATGTTATTATTTCTGTTCTATCGTTTGTCATCAACACATTTTGCTTTTTGAAATTATTATAATCAATAGTTCCATTTAGCAAAACGATTTTTTTTGTTGAATTATCAATAATATCTTTATACTCTTCGTATGTATCTGGCCAAATTGTGACGAAAACTATTTCATTATTTACTTCACATTTTAATTCTACAAACTGTTCTCCAGCTCTTGTTTTTTTCTTATTGATAAACTCAACTATACCACCAAATACTACGTCTTTACCTACTACATCGCTATTTTGAAAATCTAATTCGTTTACGTATTTTCCTTTGAATTTATTGCGTCGTAATAACTTATCGAAATGAATATAACCATACCCGCAAGCTTGTCTTTGCTTAATTAACCACCAATAATCATATTTAACAGCTGGGTTCATAGTAGGCAAATACTCATCTTTAAGTTTTGCGTTACTTGCTTTGTATAATTCTTTCATTATTTCAATACGTTCTTTTGGCGCGTATACATCATACATTTCATCAAAAGCACCCGACAAAATAAGATATTCGATTACGCGTTTATTAACAGCTTTTTTTGGGACAGCAGCCATAAAATCATCTAGCGAAAAGAATTCACCTTCTTTTTGCCGTGCTTCAATTATAGCATCAACAGCTTTACTTCCAGCAAATTTAACAGATGAAATTGACCAGTATATTTTATGTGTTTCTAAATCTGAGTAAAAACCATCGCGACTTTTGTTAATTGACGGTGGTACTAATTCTACTGTCTGGCCTGAGCGGTTTATTTCAGATATTCGTTTATGAATTTCTTTATCGTTTGCAAATTGCAATGACGTAGTCCAAAACTGCAATGGGTAATGAACTTTTAAATATTGACAATAATAACCTGTTAATGCATACGCAACTGCGTGCGACCTATTAAAACCATACGAAACGAACGCGATTATTTTATCCCATACTTTATTTGCATATTCTTTTGTTACGCCAAATTTTTTTTGATAACCTTTGATAAATTTCCCATAATATTTATCAGCTTCATCAAGCGTCATTCCCATTTTTCTATAATGACCAAATTTCGCAGTAAATTTTCTAAACGCATCTGTTTCGGCGACTTCACAGTCTGTTAACTTTCTGTATGCAAGCATTAATTGCTCTTGATATACCCATAAACCATAAGTAGGTCCAGTTATGTCCTCCATACCTATATCTATATCAGGTTCTTTTTCGCCGTGCTTAATTTTCACAAAATCAAGATGCGCATTTGACTCAATAGGTCCTGGTCTATATAACGCGTTCATAGCAATTAAGTCCTCAATATTGTCAGGTTTTACTTCCTTCGAATATTTCTTTTGCGCGTCAGAACCAAATTGAAATACATCATCATTAAGACCAAGTGAAAACATTCTATATGTTTCTGGGTCATCAATTGGAATATCTGTGTGGATATTTATTTTTTCGCCAAGTTGTTTCTCAATTAAATTAAGCGTATGTGACCATTTATCAAGTTGCGCAATACCTAAAATATCCTCTTTAACAAATTTTCCTTTATCGACATAAATACCTTCCCATTCTGTCAATAAAACGCCGTCTACTTTTTTTACTGGTAATAAATCGTAAATTTCTACATCGTTTCCATATTTATCTTTATGTGGCACAATTATAACGCCAGAAGCGTGGATTGAGCGCGCTCTATGATTTTTTATAACAATCGACACATTATTTATCAATTCTACATTTTTAGTCACAAAATCATAAATAGTTTTATCGTTAACGGCGGCCTTAAATAATTGCATAATATCAGCGCCATCACCTTCCATTACTTTACCTAAGTGTTTTGTAATAAAGTTTATGTTTTTGTGGTCATAGTCCATTACGCGACCAATATCTTTAAGTCCCGATTTAACTTTTATAGTTGTATATGAGCCGATTGACGCAACAGAATGAATACCAAAACGCTCTTCCATATATCTTTTAACATCATCGCGTCTTAGTCCTTCAAAATCACAATCAATATCTGGTACAGAACTATATCTTGCGGGGTTCAAAAATCGTTCAAAAAGTAAATTATATTTAATTGGGTCAAGATGAATAATATCCATTAAATATGATACAAGACTACTTCCAGCAGAACCACGACCTACGCCAGTAAGTATTTTATCGCGTTTCGAATATAGCATAATATCCCAAAGAATTAAAAAGTAGTCAATAAAACCACCATTTTTAATTACTTCGATTTCGTATTTAAGTCTATCACGATAAACTTGTTCGTCTTCAACTTTACCTTTGATTTTTCGCTCGAATCCCTCTTCAATGACAGCGTAAAATAACTCTTCACTATCTTTATATTTTTTCGCCTCGTCATCTGTCAATTGATACTCTGGCAATTTCATCGTTTCTGTGTCAATAATAAAATTACATTTATCAGCTATTTCATTTGTATTCTGTACTGCAATATCGAATAACTTTTTGAATTTTTCAGTTTTGATAATTTTTGCAAATTCATAAATCTGGTCAATTGACTTATAATATCTATCGTCTGAGCGATTTTCAAACTTTAAATTTCCAACTTTATTAAGTAATTGTCTAATATGCGCATAATCTTTATCAATATAATACGAATCAGAAATTACAACTGGGTCAATCTTATCGGCATATTTGTTAAAATATAATCGAATAGCACGCAAATTTTCAATTTCTTTTTTTGGCGATTTGTATTCTGCAATATCAAGCTGGAAGTATTTGTCTTTAATAAAATCGAGCTCGTCGAAAAAATTCCAATCAAAATCTGTCCCTAACACAATTACTACATCATCTGCGTATTCTTTTAATTGTTCAATAGTAATTGTCTCATCGCCATTAAAAACGTTTACTAACGAGTGAATACGCAATAAATTACGCCAACCTTTTTCGTTTTTCGCAAATATTTTAATATCGCGTTTAATAAGTTCAGAAAATTTAACTGTAATTTGTTCGCCAAAAATTGGCTTAATTTCTGCATCGAGCATTGCTGATTGAAAATTTAAAGCGCCAGCCAAAGTATTTTTTTCACACAGCGCGAGGCTTTTATGTTCCAAAAATTTTGCTTTTTTTGCATATTCTTTATACAATCCAGAACCATTAAGTAATTCATAAGAACCGTGTAAGCCCAAATGTGTATAATTTTCTTGTCTTTGTCTTACAGCTTTACCAACATACTTTAAACGTTTTAATGAGACGTCTTTTATTTCATCAGCTTTTGTGTAATAATACACTCCACCAAACTGATATGCTATAAAATCAATATCATCTGGAATTGACTGTATTAACAAATTCATTTCATTATCAAAAATACGCTGAGATTTGAATAATAAAAATTTTCCTACATTATTTATTATAAATGTATTTTCTGTAAAATCTTGCGCATCAATTAACTGTTCTTGTAAGTAATTCCGTAAATCTTTCATAATATCGATTTTAATAATTTATCTAATTCGTCTAATTTTACAAACTCAAGCGCTGGCAGTTTTTGCTGAGTAGTTGTAGTTATAGTTATTCTCATTTTTTTAGCGATTTCGCTGACGTCAAATTTATCTGTATAAAATACAGTATAGCGTACAAATAATTGCTCATTTGAGTCAATTGTAAAACCGCGAAATGCAAAATATTTTTCTTTATTTTTATACGCGATAACAGCAGTTTTATTAACTTTATAAGTCAAATTATTGTTTTTAATCACATTCTTTATTTCACTTATAAACATTTTAGCAATCTCGGGCATTGAGCTTACAAATTTTACAGGCATTTTTGGCCGCGTAAATTCTGATATAGGTTTGAATTTTTTTAATAGGTTCTTATATCGTTTATATTCAATACCCTTTAAAATACGAAGCGTATCGACAATTTGTGGAAATGATAAAAAATCTATATCTGTAATATCATATTTTGCGAGTTCATCGCGTAAAATATCAGATACAAGTTCATAATCATTATTGACTTTTTTTTGCGGAAAAAAGTCTTCTTTTAACGCTTCAAATAATTTTTGTTCTATACTAACCGGCATACGTCATTTATATTTACGATTAAATCATCTTTAAGTTTAATCAAGTTTTTGTCTAAATCATACCATTCAATTTTCTTTATAAGCACACCACTTCCGTTTTTTACTTTTACGTCTGTGCCAGGTTTAAAATAATGGTATAAGTCGCGCTTTTTTAATCTACGCTCTTGTACAATATCTCTATACTGTAATTTTGGAATACCCCAAACAAGAATTTGTGATATAAGTTCGTTATATTTTTCTTTTGAGTCAAATATTGACTGTAATTTATTTCGTAATGCAATGTCAAGAATTTTATTGCGCTTATGTGCCATTATTGTTTGCCAATATTTTACATCACTTTCGTTTTTATATATTTTACTACGAATTTCAGCGCTTAAATATTCAAGCTGTAATTGATTATAATATTCATATATTGATAATTGTCTCATTATATAAGTTTCTTTTTGTTAATAGTTTCGTAAAAGAATTCCTCTGGCTCATATAATTTATCGAGCGTTTGCAATAATTGTTCGAGCGTCATATCGCCAGGGTCTTTTGCTGTACTAAGTGCAACTTTTACATTAAAATATTTTTGTAATTCAACAGAGTAATTTTTTGACTCTTTAATAGCGTCTCTATCATATAACAAAATTACTGATTTAACATTTTTTTGCTGTAAAAGATAAATTTGCGATTTTGATATTTTTTTACCAAAACAAGCTACTGACTTTAATTCGTTATCATAAAATAACTGTAAATGTGTGTCAACTTTTAATTTATCAAAAATGCCTTCTGTAATAATTACAGTGTCTACATTATCAAGTTCATTTATGCCAAATAAATATTTTGAAAAATCAGCACCTGGCGAATTTAGATAACGTCTGTATTTTTTACCAGTTTTTTGTTCTTTTTTTTCAATTTGCTTATTTAACAATGTTGTTCTTGCAATCCACGCTACTGGCTCATTATCGAGTTCAAGTAAAAATATAAGATAATTTTTAAGTTTTGTATAAATACTTGTTGTACCGATTTTATGTACTTCAAATACTTTTTTATCAATACCTCGAATATCTGTTATATATTTATGCTCGTAAATACGCTTAAAACCTAATGGCTTTTTCGCTTTATGCATTATTTCAAACTTAAACTCTTCATCTTCAATACGTTTTAACTTTTTTTCAAGTTTAATTTCAACATCAATACCGCCAAGCTCATCAATTAAATCTTGCTTACCAATATATTTCAGTAATTTATATAAATTGCCGTGTTCGCCGCATTTAAAACAATTAAATGAACCAGCACGACCGCCAAAATTAATGCCAAGATGGTCCTCTTTACCACAATATGGGCATTTAGTTGAATACCAACCTTTGTTGCCAGTTTTTTTCAGTTTAAAGAAATTATCAATATGTTCTTTTTGTATTTTACCCATTGATATACTTAGTGCCCTTAAACACTTCTTTTATTTGTAATTGTGTTTTGCTTCCAAAAGATTTACTTTGCATTAACCATTCTTTATATAAGTTTCGCGGAATATACATTGAACCAAGCGCTACCATTCTTATTTGCTCTAAAAATTTCTGTTCAGAAATATCAAAACCAAATGATTTCATTATTTCGTCTGTACTCATATCAGAACCTAAAAATTTGTCATAAACTTGTTTAACTTTTTTTGGCCCGTTCCCTTTTGGTAATAATCTTGCTACATTATCGCCTGAGTCGCCTAATAAAACTTTTTCAAAACGCAATAAACTTGGGTCAATAACTTGCGCATATTGCGCATATTCTTTACCAAGGTTATCAATTACAATCTGTGTATTAACAGCAAATATTTTATAATTACGCGAATTTGCTGTAAAAACTACAGTGTTGGGACTTATACATTGTCTAACGTCTGCGTCGTTTGTAATAAGTACTGTAAAATCTTTTTGCTCGCCGTATAAAGCTAACAAATCATCAGCTTCGAGTCCTGGTATTTTTACAGCGTTATAACCACTTTTTTTAAGCAAATCATAAATATCATTGATAACATCGTAAAACTCTTGTTCTTTGCGTGTTCTATTGCCTTTATAATCAGAGCGTATATCATTTCTAAAATACGGTTTTGCGTCAAACGCTAACATTAGCTCACTGGCGTTAAACTTTTTAGTGAGTGACGCTATATCTGTTATAAATTTGCGTCCAAGTTTTTGTTGCCATTCAAGTTTTGTTATATCAAAACCATCGTATCCAGAAACAATAGCGTAGGAACGATGATATATATTTGAAACATCAATTCCTACTTTCATTTTCTTTTTGTATTTCATATTCTGATTTGGGTATTACGAGATTTAATTGCTCGTTAATTAAATTTGGTGTTGTGCAGCTTTCATTAAATGTAGCGTATTCTGTATTCGATGGCCATCTACCACAAGATGCAAATAAACAGCCGAAAGCATTTGATAAAAAGTCAGCTTGCGAATAATCACATTTTTTAATGTAGTCACAGCCTGGTAAATAATCGTTTGCTTTTGAATATCCAGCGTCCATAAGTAATTGTCGCAATTTCCAATGAACACCTACGATAAACTCTTCTTCGCAGAATTTTAATCTACGCGACATTTGACCAGCAAGCGATTCGTAAGTTTGAACAACTGTATATTCACAACTTCGTGACATTAAATAATAATCGTCTTTAAGCGCAGCTTTTTCAATCATTTTTTCGAGTTTTTGAGCTGCTACAATAAACTTATCTAGCATCGCTGGGTTATTCATTAACGTATCGTATGTATGTGTATACATAATATAACGCGGTGTTTTACTTACTTGATAGTCTTTAAATTCTACGCCAACTCTTGCTCTTGAGTGTTGGTCATATTCACAAATGGGCGCATTTTCTACTTTATACGTAACTGTTTTATCATTAACAGATAATAACGTAATTTTTAAGTCCTCTACGCCTCGCGAAATTTCTATGCCGTGTAATTTTTTCATAATTATAATTGTTTAAAATATTTTAAATCTTTTGCGTCTAACGTATCTACAGTTAACGCATTTATTTTTTCAAAAATCTCATCATTGTCATTAAATATAGTTTCAAGATATAATGCAATGAGTGGAAATTTTTCTCGAATCTCGTTAATAATTGCAATATATAATAGACCAAGATATTGCAATTTTATCGGCAATTTTGGGTTTGACAAATCTAGCGTTTTATTAGCGTGAAATGAATACATCGACACAATCGAAAGTAAATTTTGGCTAAAATGGTATGAGTGCGAATATGACTGTGGTAAAAATGCTCTCGCAGATTGCCAACTACCATTACCCAAATTTAACGTGTCCTCGTATAAATCTTTTAACATTTTAAATACATCAAAATATTCAATGTTAATATCAAGCTGTTCACTTACAATGTCAGCATCAAGTTTATTGTTATCTCTACAGCCTATTGACATAAATGTCGTAAATTTTACTGTAGTGTGATAATCAAATAACCATCGCGGGACACCTTTTACACGAAAGAAAAACATAACAGGCTCCTTTGCTTGTGGCAATGTATTATTTGTTAATACAGCTTTAATTACTTCCAATTTGCCTTCTAATGAAGTTATCGGCCATTTTTGTTTGAATTCATTATCACCCCACGTTGACGTTGCAGCTAAAAACATAGCTTTATATGGGTTATTTGAATGGTCCTCAAGAGTTATTTCAGCAGAACCAAATAATGGTAAAACTCTTGTTCTTTTTTTTGGCGATGTTGAGGGTTCTGTGCCCATTGCTAATCGCAAATTTTGAATTGTTTTAATTTTTTTATCCATATTATTATTGTTTACAAATACAAATATACTAAATATATTTATGTAAAGAACTAACTGTTACATAAATTTTTCCAAATTCAAGTTTATATTTCTCAGTTAATAATTTCATTACCAACTGCAAAGTCTGATAATCATAATCAAAATTATTATCAAAATTTTGCGACCTAAAATGCGCAAACATATAAACTTTACCGTTCCTTAATAGCGCGTGAACCAATGAAATGCACGCTGCTTTATTTTTATCATCTTGATATTTTGGCTGTATTGCAGCTTGCCTTGTTCCCATATCTTTATCAAAATCATAACTGTCGAAATAATTTAATATTTCGTCGCGCTCAATTTTATCGAGTTCATTTGGGTATTCTACAATAACGTCTGTCGTTAATATAGGTTGCTCGATTACATACTTAAAACCAATTATTTCAAGATATGTAGCATCAGAGTTTTTTCTTGACATTTTGTCAAAAATTCTATTTGCTTCTTTTTTAACGTTTATCATAACCAATAAGGTTTTATGTTAGTATTTTGTACAGACTGTATTACACTGGCAATATCTTGCTCAAATGTATCATCATTAAAATAATCGCGTATTTTCGTGTTATCTATATTATGCCAATGTAAATAATCAAGTTTTGGAATGAATTTTATTTTATCGCCAAATTTAACGCCAAATGACTCGATTATATCTATTAACTCAAACCAATTATTAGCTTTTTTATAATGTTTACCAATGTTAAACTCTTCGTGCCATCTTTCATCACTAATAAGTGCAATAATCGCTGACGCGATATTTTTTACGTGCGTATATGATTTGCGTATTTGTTTATCAAGTAAAATTGTCAAAGGTTTATTATTAACTGACGCATAAATAGCTTTTGTTAATGCAGAATGTAAATCGTGCGGAAATTCAGAAAAACCGAAAACAGGTCTTACAATCATTTTATCAGTTTTACACTCATTTTTTACAATAAGCTCAGCAGCATATTTTGTTATCCCGTAATATGTTTGTGGGTTAATATTTGTTTTTTCTGTTATCGGTGTTCTTTTTGAATAATCATTAATGTCAAAAATTGCTGTAGTTGATAAATATACAAGTTTAATGTCGTATTTATTGCATATATCGACTATATTTTTTGTACCATATACATTTGAACGCGCAGTTTCGGCTTGATAATTTTGGCAATAATCTGTCCCAACAAAAGCACCAGAATGTATTATAATATCTGGTCTATCTTTTTTGATACAAGCTTCAAAATATTCACTTGTAAAATCGAGTTCAAAATCTCTTACTTCAAACGATTTATAAGTTTTATATTTTTTTGGATAATCTATGAGTTCAAACTCATTTTCACGAACGTTTGTAATTATTTTTTTAAGTGCACTTGGAATTGTGCCTTCCTCGCCTGTTATAAATATTTTTTTCATTTTATTATGTTTTTTATTTCGTTGATATATTCTTGTTCAGTTTTTGTATTATAAATAGTTACAGTGAAAGGACTACTAATTTTGAACAAATTTTGCGCTGGAAACTTTACATTGCGTTTAAATTGTTTATACGTATCATTTCCTGTAACTATTACAAATTTGGGCTTATAAAATTTTATTTCGTTTTTAAGATTATCTGCGCAGATTGAATACTGCGTATCGTTTACATCATAAGGCGCGTTGCATTTAATAAGTGACGAAATTTGATAATCATTTATTTCTGTTTTTTCAAGAAATTGCTGCAATTCTTTTGCGTCATTTGCTTTACGCGTTACAAATAAATATTTAACTTTATCATTCTTTATATTCAGCGTATTTTTGCCGAATTTTGCAAGACTACACATTTTACATTTATTTATTTCACGTTCAAGAATTATTGCTTCAATTTCACGTAAAATAACTTTTACATCTTTATCAGAATTTACTTCATATATTTTTACGCCTTTTTTGCGTAATTGCTCAATAACTATATTAAACACTTTTTTGTGTTTATCAATATCAGAGACTGGCAAATCTTGTTCGTTTGTTTTTTCGAAACGTTTTTCAAGTTCATCAGTAGACGCTTTTAACACAATAAAAATCTCGCCGCGTTTTGAAGCGTCTACTGCATTCTTTATAAAAAACTGTGTATCAATACGTCTATTATAAATTTTTGCATAGACAAGCTGCGAAATAAACGAACGCACGTGTACAAGATAATTACCTTTACTACTTTTTATAAGTGCACTTTTAATTGTATCTTTACCAGTTCTATCAACGCCATCGATATGTATTATTTTGCCGCCCATTCCTTATACTTTTTGTTAATAAATTCTAATTGCTCACCAGTAACTTTGCCAAATATCAATAATTTATGAAATTTACCGTATAAATTAAGCATAGTATTTATAAGCGGTTCATCAATTGCGCCAATCGGCATTAATATTAAATATTCTTTATCTTGAATATTAAATACAGTAGAATTTTTAAGCGTTAAATGCTCAACAATTTTATCTTTCATTTCATTATACCAATAATCTACGTGAGGTTTAGCGTCTGGCTTTTGATATAATGCAATAGTTATTTTTTTCATAATACAATATCTTTAAGTGTATGAATTATTTTTACTTTTTTTGATACGCGTGACGTATCATTATAAAGTTGAGGGTTATATAATAAATATGTGACGAAATAATCTGCCAATTTATTAACATTTTCAATTTGGTCGTCGACAACGAGTTTAATATTTTTTATGTCGAAATTATCAAGTAAATATTTTTCTTTATCGTTTGCAAAAAACAAAAAATCAAATTTAATTTCATTATCTTGCAACCAATTTACAGTGTCAAAAAATAAGCGTGTCATTTTATTATATGGACGTGCTGTCAATAATATTATGCCATAACCTTGTTCTTTTACGCGTCTAATAAAATCTAACGCGTCTCTATTAACAGTACAGTTTCTTTCCTGACCAGTTATACGATATTGATATTTTAGCTGCTTATAACGTTGTGTTTCAGTAAACTTAAATTTCATTAAGTCTGTTACTTTTTCGCCTTGCGTATTAAAATAATCTATTACGTTTGCTGGATATGTATTCAATACACCATCGATATCGATAACAACATATTGTTTTTCTGTTTTACGAATTTCTTTTAATTGCTTTTCTTGTTCATAACGAATATCTACGACTATGCTTTTTTCAAGAAATTTTTCATAAAATTTGTCAGGGCCATAACCATTGATAATAAATAAGTTCAAAAGAAATTTAAACGCGTCAATTCCCTCTTCAATAAAATTATCCATATTATCGTGCTTGTTAAGATAACGGTGCGTTTTCCAATTTAATTCGTCAAGCATTTCAAACATTTCTTTTGCGCCTGACAAAATATATTCTTTTGACCATTTTATACGGTCTTCGTGAGTTAAATCATTAAGAGATTTTCCATATTTTTCAGCGAATAATTTTTCTGTAAACTTTCGCTGTATTTCAAACATTTCAGTTAATTCTAATAGCTTATTTTCTGAGCTCATAATATTTAATTATTTCATTTGTTTTTACAGCGTGATTCCATTGAGCAAATCGGCCCAATAATTGAACGCCTTGAATATCGCGTATATCAATCGAATTTACAATTTGGATAGGCAAATTATTGATAATTTTTATAATCTTATTGTTTTCCAAATCTTTTATGTAAGATAATGGAATAAGTGTTTCATATACGATATAATCTTTTACGTATGTTTTTCGCGAATAAACGCCATTTGTTGAATATATATACGCAAAATATTTACTTAATTCTTTATCGCGCTCGTTTTCGAGTCTTGTAATAACAAAATGTTTTTTTAGCGCCTTCGGTTTAATTTCGTTAATATCAAGTATTTTTAATAACACTTTTAAATTTAGCGTTGAAATAAGTTCATCGTAATTAAACAAACCTTTGTCGCAGTGAATTTCTTTATCTTTTGTGTTTAAACCTGTAACTGTCATTTTTTGTAACTGTCCTCGCTCTATAATTTTTTTCAGTACTTTTTCAAATACTTTTTTGAAAAAATCATCTGAGCCATCTGTAAATATTTCAATACTTGTAGCTCCACCAGATAAAAATGATTTTTCGACTTTTTCTGTTCTGCGTGTCAAAATTGAATACCGTCGCCGAAAAGTACCATCAGGTTCAATCATATCTTTATCGTTGTTTGTAAAACCTATATCGATTTTTTTTATATAAAAATCTACGCCAACCTTTTGCAAAAACTGCTTTACATATTTGTCAACTTTAAAAATCCGTGGCCCGAGTTGATATTGACCACTTATTTGCCCTAATGGGTTTGAGTCGATAACTGTCGCATTTTCATTATAAAATGCTGATATAAGTCCAGCAGTTCCTGCGCCTAAAATTACTGTATTTTTCATTGTTTATAATTTTTTACTGTTATATTCCCAGTGAAATTGTGTATATGATATTTTCGTTTTCTATTTGGTAAATTATATGTTACTATTAAAACACCTTCGAAGACTGTACCTGGCTTTAAATGTTGGCGTATTATATTATGTGGCGAAGAGTCATTACCTATTTGTCTATCGAATACATTCATAAATACGCGCTCATTATTAAGTTCGTAATTATCGTCAATTACGCGAAATATACATACATTATATTTATAACCAGCATATTCGCCATATTTTGCCATACGTTTTGGCTGTATTTTTTCTAAAACTACTCTTGTTAAATTACTCATCGTCTTCTGGAAAATAAAATTCGCTTAATGTACATTTTCTATCATAAAATCTATCGTTCTTATATGATTGACAGATTGTTATTAACTTATCGCTTGGATAATTACGTAATTTATCGACGTATAATCGCATTACGTTATTTTGTTTTTCATCTTTTGTTTGATTCATTGTCACAAACATCGAAAACGGTTCTGCAGCGTTTTTGAATTCTGATAAATGATTTCTTGTCATAACAAAAGATGGGTCCTCTGACAAAGCAAGTGGTATATTTTGCGCTTGCGTTGCTGTTACAATTCTTGTTTTAAATTCAATCGCTAAATTTTTTAATGCGCGACCTATTGCTCTACGTCTATCACGCTCTTGTGCAACTTGATATTTTTTGCCGTCGCCCGGCGAAAATAATTCAAAATAATCTAATAATAACAAATCGACGTGGCCGTGATTTTTTTCAATATCTATTAAAACTTTGCGCACCTCTGCGATAGATGGCGAAGTAAACTGTTCATACGCGTGAACAAATATTTCGCCACCGTGTATTTGAAGAGTTTCAGCAATTTGTAAAAGCCGTTTGTATAATTTATCATCATACGACGCAAATTGTATAAGTTGATTTGTTATACCAGTCCAAGTTGAGTCATATCCTCGCAAAGTTTCCTCTTTTGAACCTTCAGCTTGAATATGTAAAACACGATAACCTCTACGTGCAGCAGATACACCATTCCAACGTAAAAATTTTGTTTTACCTACGCCTGATTGAGCAAGGTATAATACAGTATCAGTTTCGTCAAGTCCGCCATACGTCAAAGCATCAAGTTCATCAATACCTAATGGCACTTTTTCAAATAATACCTCTGACGTTTCACGCATTAAAATACGTTGTCTATGTCGTTCTCTAAAACCTTTGAAAATTCTATCGTAATAATCAGTGTTGGAAGTAATTGAAAATGTGTGTATTTTTTCAGCTGTCTTTTTTAATAAATGATATGCTTGCTCTTTTTTATTTTCGTTGTATAAATCAGCGATATTCTCGTACATTTCAATAAACATCGCTTGCTTTATAAACTCTTCAAGAACTTCAAGCAATTTATCTTTATCAACTAAATTTGCGTCTTTAATCTTTGAAAGCAGTTCAATAACTTTTACATTACTTTCGAACTGCTGACTAATAATACCAAACGTAGGTATTTTGCGATTTACATTATAATATGTTGTAATTGCCTTATGTAATTTTTTAAATTCTTGAGATGGCAAATACGTATATTTTATATGCGTTGAAATAACCTCTATTATTTCACTTTTTCTAAACGCTTGTCTATATAATTCATACAAAAAATCTTTCGTGAGTTTATTCTGCATAGTCCAATCTAAAATCTGTTATTGTTTACAAAGACAAATATACACTATATATTTTTAATAGAAAAATTTTTTTTTACATAAATGTAAAATCAAACGATTCATTTATATAATCAGCTGCGAGACGCGCTAACCATAAACTCATCGCTTGGTCATCGTGAGCACCTACGCCTTCTAATTTACCTTTTTCTGTCCAAGTCACAGTAGAAAGTTCCATACAAATTGAATCTGTAATATCTCTTGAGCGCTGGTCACCGCGCGGAAATTTAATTCGCGCTTGCTCAAATAAGATAGCTAATCCTGGTAAACCTGTTCGTAAATCGTGTTTGTTAGTTCCAGTTGTATGTTCAACTACTGGTAAACCTGCTTCTTTTGCGCCTTGTGCAAAAATTGCTTGCATTTGATTTACTTCCATAAATATAATATCAGGTTTAAAATCTTGATTTAACTTTTTCAATACTGCAATTTGTTCATTATAACTCTTACCTTTTGCTCGCCACTGGTGTAATAAATGATAATTATTTAATTCATCAACGCCAAGCACAGTAAATACAGAATAATCTGCGCCTACATTCGCAGAAATTGCAAAATCACAACCAATAACAACACGTTTAAACTTACGTTCACTTGACCAAATGTTATCAATTATAGTAACATTATCCATACCCAAGAATGAGCGTTCGAGAATTTTCCAAGGAAATATAGTAGATTCTGCTGATATGGGTCTGACAAGTATTTCTCGCGAAAAAATTAGCGAACCTTGTTCTTTCTTTTCGATAATATCGTGAATGTCGTGTCTATCTTGCCACAATAATGAACCATCTGGAAATAACGCTGGATATTCGAAAACTCGCCAAGCTTTCTTTGTTTTTAAGTCTGCAAATAAGTCTCTATCAGAATATGGCGTTCCTACGTTAATTGCTTGTCCACCAGGAATAAGCATATTCATAACTACAGAATAGAAAAATGAAATATATTTATTTCGCTGTTCCTCAGAGTATAATACCGAGTCATTCATAAAATCATCAAGCACAAAATAACCAGGGTGAAAACCACGCATTTTTGAACCATAAGATTTTACAAGTAATTGCGCGCCAGTTTTTGTTCTTATTTCAGTCTCAGCCCATTTTTTTGTATTTCCTGGATATAATGCATCTCGTAAAAAATCATTACTTTCAATCTCTTCTTTAATCATTGACAAAAAGTGTTTCGCGAGATTAAATTCATTCGTAATAATCATTCCATATTTTGCCAATGCCCAATCTTTGGGTACAGAAGTTAATGGCGTCTTTTTAGTGAATTGATAAAGACGCCACAAAATATAAGCAAACGAGAAAAAATAAGATTTACCGTGGTCACGCGCAGCAATAATAACAAGCTTCTTATACATTTGTACAAGATTACCCCATTCTATATGGTGCCAGTTCATTTGAAATTCTGGCAAAACTGTAACAATAAAATAATTAAGACTAAATTTTCGTAGAGCATCATCGAACTGGTCTGTGAGTTTATCGAGATAACCAAATGCGCCTGATTGTATTTTGCCTTTGTTATTGATAATTACACCAGCTGTCTCTTCTACCATTAAATCTAATAACGCATCTACGTCATTAAAATTCCCAGCAGTTAATTCAGCGATAGCCTGTTCGTCAAGCGTGTCGATAATTTCGTCTACATAACCATATACTTCTTGTAATTGTATATGTGTCAAATCTTTTATCATATTTCAAAAGTCACGCGTGGTGATTTTTCTTGTTGAGTTTGTGTGTTAATATTTTTTTCTGAACGCAATGTTTTGACAAGAAACTCGTGCAATTTTTTGTTCGCTTCTACATCATTCATCGCTCTATGCGCATCAATTAACTCGATGCCAGCAAGTTTACAAGCAGCGCCCAAATTAAATTTCTTTGTTTTACCTAACCATTTCGAGCGTGCTAAAAACAATGTGTCCTCTTTATAGTCTTCAATATACTTATCAATATCGTCGCCATTACGTTCGAACAAATATTTCAAAAATTTATAATCAAACTTTGCAATATTGTGCCCAACTAATATAGGCTTATACGCAAAGCGTTTTGAACCATACGTAAACGTTTTAAAAACGTCTTTAAGTATTTCAACCAATTCGTTAGCGTCAATACCGTCTTTTAACATCTCTCTTGTAATGCCTGTTGCTTTCAATGCACCTTCTGTTAATATAAGGTCATCATAAGGTTTAACAAGAGTTTCGAATCGAAATTTCTCTTCGAATGTTTTACCATCATAAACGATAAACGCTATTTCTGTAATTGGGTTCTCTTTTTCCGTAAAGCCGCCTGTTTCAAGGTCTAAGCAAATATAATCAAACATATCTTTAATTTTTGAAGTTTAGTCGTAAAATTTTAATGCCTACTGTTGGGTTCTCAATTACCTTAATAGTAGCACCAGAATATTGTTCAGGTAAACGACCTCGTCTCATATACTGATAAATATCTTGATTCGTAAAAGGTCGCCCTGATTTTTTGACACCATACTTTTCAGTAAGCCATTTCTTAAGTTGAGATGGCGTAAAATCTGTATTAGTGTTAATTGTTACTGTTTTAGTTGTCATACAAAAATTACATTTTTATAAGTTTCTAATTGCCGTTTAAGATTTTCATATACTGTTTTAAATTCTTTTTCGCTAAAAAATTCAATTTCCGTATTTGCGTATGGTACTTTAACATTCTCTGATTTGTTAATTACAAGTACATTTATATTACGCTTTAATTGTGCGTCATATTTCTCATACGAGGAAATTGCAAATATCATAGCTAAATCACCGACGAATTTATCGCTTATTGATAACATCGGGTGTTTCTTTCTATCAATCTTGAAACTTTTATAATATTCTTGTAAAAGTCCCAAATACTCTTCATCTGGCAAAACTTTATACATTGCCAGTAATTCACTAATCTTATCGTCGACAGATAAACGCTCGATAATATCAAACCAAATACTTAAAATGTTTGCATCTATTTCAGATATTGGGTTAATTCCTAATGCATCACCAAAAACTGCATACGCTTCTGTCGCTTTTTGTAAATTTATTCTATTCCCCATTTCGTCTTTAACAAATTATAATATTGCTTATCTTTTCTTTTTATATATGTCATCATATCATTAAAAGAAAATAATTCTTGTTTTTCTTTTAATGAACCGTGTTCCCATTTTATATGACATTTTAAACATAAATATTTGATATTTTCTTTATCTGTTTCTAAATCTTTACGTCTGGCACGAGAAATTGTGTGTGAATGTGTTAAACTATTACTTGTCCCACAACCTTCACAAATATGTGGTCTTTCTTGCGCTATCTCATCGTATACAGATTGTAATTTATTTATTTTCTTTTTTGTTTTTACAATATTCTTTTTTAATACTTTATGTTTAATTATTTTATTTTCTTTTTGTTTATCTAAACGCTCGCGATTTTTTTGAGCACATAAATAATGCGTTTTATTTACAATCGGTCTTTTTTGACCACAGTCACATTTACTACAATAATCTATTATTATGCTGTTAGTTCCCGACATTCTATACTAAAATTACATTTCAAACACGTTTCTGACTTTTCTGTATAGCCTGACGTTAATTGCAAGCAATGAACCAAACCTATCTCTGTATTAAAGAACCTTTTTCGTTCAATTTCCTCGATATAAAATAAATCTGGCTTCTTTGTATAATCAAGACCAACTTTAAAATCATCAATATAAATTTTATTTTTTGCTGACCATTCAATAGCATCATTAACTTGTTTATCTGTTTTATTTTTCCAACGCTCAACTGCTTTATCATTTATTATATGGCCAAGTTTTAAGAACCGTTTACTTTTCAAAGTTCCTGGCTGAGTATAATAATAAAATTGAAACGAAAAATAATTAAACAAAAAATTAATGCCTATTGTTTTTTTGCCTTGAATATTTTCGATTTTTTTTATAAATGAAGCTATATTTTTTTGCGTACTTTTTAACTCTTTAAACGTATACTTTTCGTTACGTTGAAAGATTTTATTGAATTTTTCAAAAAAAAGCACTATTTGTTTGTTAGCTTCCATACGACAAATATACAAAATATATTTGATATATTTAAGCCCAATTAAAATTTAGTTCGATATTTTTTATTGAATTTGTAGATTGAGCGAGCTCTTCAACGTTATCACACTCAGATATATTTTGTGTATCAGCTGATTTTAAACGCTGTAAAAAAATACCAATATATGACTGAGGTTCAATAGTACCTATAAGAATCTCGTTTTGTTGCGAAGTAATATCATTAAATTCTGCATAATAAGGTAAATCACGCTGAGTTTTCAACTCTTCAAAAATCGGTGCGCCACAACTTGATATATTTGGCGTAACAATTGCTGCTAATAGTTTATAACCTTCTGGCACATTCGCATATAACGTAACATCTTGTAATTGCGTATCTGTTATATTTTTTGCAGCTATACAGATTATTTCATTTTCGTTCTTTACTTTTGTGTAATAAGAAATATCTCGAAACAAATTATTTTTACGGCCATTTGGAATTTGTGTACCTGATATATAACCGCCAAGTGATTTATGGATTTCTTTCTGTTCTGCACCATTTTCAAGTGCACCCGTGTAATATAATTTTATCATTTGTCAATTAGTTTATAAGTCGTGAATGTTATTATAGCAACACTAAAGCCAAATATAAAATATTTTGTTTTAATTACTATTAAATTAGTTTGCCGTTGAGGTACTGCAATTTTTTTAATAAGTAATTGATTTTCAAGTTTTAATTCAGCTATTTGTTTCGTTCTATTCAATAGCATAGTGTCTTTTACAGCGACACGAAATTCACAGCTATCAAGTAAAACTCGCTGTTGAGTATTGATACTATCAAGTCGTTTGTAATTAAGCTTATAAAACGCTAATTTTTTTGCTGTTTCAACATTAACGCATAACGTATCACTCTTTTTCGAGGATTGCCCGTAAACTGTCTTTGCTAATACCAGGGTTAACAGGAATAACAGGGTGATTTTTTTCATAATCTTTTAATTTTCTGCGCAGTCTTTTATATTCAACACTTAAAATACTATCTTGCTTTTTACGCAAATCAAAATCTTGTTTAAGACCATCATAACGTTTTAACGACTCATTATATAACGAATCTAAACGTTGAATTTTTTCTTTATTGATTTTATCAATTTCTCTTGATAATTTATAATTTGTAAAAAGTAAACCACCAAGAATTGCTACAAATATGCCAAACGAGACATATATAGCGATATTTTTAATAGTCATTGATAATTTCTATTGTAGTTTCTTTTAAGCCTTTTAAGACGCGCTCAAAATCAGCTGTAGTACGCGTAGAACTTGTAACATCATAATATCCATCTTTATTCAAATCTTTAAGACGAATGCCTGGCGCTACACAACCGTTTAATTGAGTCCAAAAATTTGCAGGATGAATGCGTATTCCACTTCTATTGGGTACCTCATCTATAAGCCAAACAAAACGTTTAAACTTTGGTGACCAAGTAAATCTTAACGGATAAATACCTTCTGGTATATTCGATACGTTTCTTTGATTATGACGTTCGCCACGTTCAATACACATCGAACCAAAAACAGGTTGACCTGTATTATTGTCAATAATCAACAATATACCAGTCGACTGATTTTTATCAGCCCACTGTCTTTTAAGCTTGACTGATAGATTTTTCATCTTGTTGTTTTTTTACTGGCTTAATTCTCAAAATAAAATCTTTACCTTCGCGCTCTTTTGTAAAATGACGCATCGTTGTTACAATATTCCACGCTATCAACGAAATTATAAACCAACCAGAATTTTGTATCATATAAAAATTCATAAACGTCTCAAAATCTGCCAAATTGTATACCCATATAATAAATGACGTATATGTCACTAAATATAAAATGATAATTGATACGTGTGCAGACGCGTGGTCTTCTGTTAATGCGCCATTATCGTGAATAAGTTCTTTTAGCTCTTTAACAGCTAAAAAGAATGAATACGCATAAAATAACAGACTTAAAATTGCGATTAGTTTCATATTTGTTTATTTTTTTTTAGCAAATTTGCAATTGAACTACCAAGTGTGTCATTTTTCAATAAAAACACTATAATACTATACGCAAACACAGTTGTTAATAACATAATAAATATTCGCGTATCAGTTTCAAAAAGTTCTGGATAAAAGTGTTTAACGCCGAACGAAGCACCCCAGCCCGTTACAGATGACGAAATTAAATTAGAAATTATTGGGTAAACTTTCTTTTCTATTTTTTTCGCTTCAATCATAGCAGCAACGAATACAATACCAAATACAAAATATATAGGTAAATCTGCGAAAACAGCTAAACTTCCAGTTGTTACAGCCAAATAAATATTTAATTTACTCATAGTTAATTGCGTTTATTTACAATAAAATTAAATCAATTTTCAAAATATCATCATATTTTAATGCATTTTGCAATTGAGCATAATCTACAACGTACTCACTTCCGTTATAATCAAAGGCGCAAGATTTACCATTCACTTTAATACACGTTATTTTTTGTTTACCTCTAAATAGTAAAAGAACCTTATTATTATCCCAATCCCATTTTACACCAATAAAATTGATTATTTGGCCAGTGTCGAGATTTATATTTTGTAACCACGAGCCACAATTTATGCGTAAAATATTATCTTGTGTGTCTACTACTATATGATAATATTTACGTTTTTTAAAGCTTTTACAGTACTTTTTTAATTTTTTTAATAGTTTCATTATTTGAGTTATTAAGTTGTTCTAAAATAAAAATCGAGGCTCTTCTCGTCGCGTCCGGCGAGCGTCTATGCCTCGAATTTAGCTCCAACCTGCGTCCAGGCCTTCACAGCTAAAAGCATTACACAAAACACGTAAGTGTCTATTTCACTCCCCTATTTCAGGGTTCTTTTCAACGCATCTTCCAACTTTGGCTTTCACGCACAATGGCAGACGAATTCCACGCCTTCTACGCTGGAAGCGCGACTTACGCATTAAGCGTAATGCAAGGGTTGCGTAATTGGGTATCTTTGCGAGATTCCCACGCGAGAAGTCAATCACGGCTAATCGCGTAATTGGGTATCTTTGCGAGATTCCCACACTGCCAGCCTATCAGAACTAACAGTGTAATTGGGTATCTTTGTGAGATTCCCACGCAAAATTTGTCAATGAACTAATTTATAATTTTATAAGTTATAAATTTTGAATAACCATCTTTATTTTTATATCCAAGCATTTTTACTTTTGCTAAATATTTTGAAACATACGTTATAGCGCCTTGTTTGTATAATTTAATTTTAAACGCTAAATTTACATAACCAACTTGAGGTGAATGAGGCGTTATACGACCTCTCGATGAACCATTTGGCACACCTTTTGGAGATGGATAATGATTATCTTTAAACCAAAGTTCAGGTTCAATATCAATCCAAGTGCAAATATCTTTTATTTCAAAATGCGTTTTTCGTCCATATAAATCACCATATTTAAGTTCACGATAACCAGCAACGCGTTTATTACGCGCCTCTGGACCTTTATACGCTGCGTGTCTATATCTATCAACTACAACTTCTACTTTATCGACAAAATCAAATAAATCATCTACATTATTAAGACACACTCTTAAAAGTTTTGCTAAACCATTACCACTATCAATTGCTTTTACATAATTTACGTGTGGCACATCGTGTTGCTGATAATTATCACTTGTTAATTTATCTGACCAAGATACACTAAATGCATTTTGTAAAACAATGTCAAGTACATTTAATTCTTGAGATTTAAGAAAATCTTTTAATGAACTATTTCCAGTAACATTATGCGCCTTACGGTTGAATGAATAAGCTATATCATAATCAACTAACATAGAGTCAGTAGTTTGCTGTTTTGAAATTGTAGCAAAATCATCATAATCATATTGTGTTCCGCCTTGACCATAATTACCAGCATCAGTTGGCGTAAATAAATATACAGCTTCACTTAAAACATTGTCATCTGAGTCTTTATTTGACTCGAAAAATAAATGAACTTCGCCTTCGTTGACTACAAATTGTTCCTGATTATCTACAAATTCTTTAAGCGTAATTTGTAAAATATGATACACTTTATTAAAAGAAGCTACAGCGCCAGAATTTGAAGTATTTAACGCTTGCCATTCTTGTGCGCCAAAATTATACACTTTATGTACTTTTTCACGCTCATCAAACCATAACATTATTTTCGTCACTGGTGGATTGACGCCTGAGTGTATCGCTTTTACTAAACCTAAATTAAAAGTCGCCATATTAAGTAGTTTGTGCTTTAACTGTTATATATTGATAATTTGTGTCTGTTTTTGGAATCTCATACTCTGTATCATCAATTTTAAAACGAAACGCTTCTGATATAGCAGTAGGGAATACATTAAATTGTAATGTATATTCTGCTAAATTTGTTGTTATTTGTCCTACATTATTTGTCGTACCAAATTTTTTCCACTCGCCATTTAATAAAAATTGAACCTCTTTATTAGCTTGACTATCAAACTCAATTATATACATAAAAGTAGGGACTTTTACATTATATAATACACGCACTTTTTTTTCAATTTTCCAATCGCGAATATTCATATATTCTATGAGTTCAGCATCTGTGACAGTACTTAAAATAGAAATTGGCGATGCTTCAATTGTAGCATACAAATTCGTTAAATTAAATCTACCTTCACTTATTAACTTTTGAATTAAAGCATCAAGCTCTTTGTTAATAAGAGCTTGGCGGTCTTCGTGCGATAATAATTCCCAGTTAATAACTTTTAATGCTTCTTCGATTGTAAAATCAATATTGGGACAAGTTTCTGCCATAATTAAATAATTTTTTGAATATATAATAAATTTCTATAAGGTTGCATTACATTTAATGGTACATTTTGCCCTCCTAACCATACGTAAATTTCTATCGTTTCATTTGTTGTATTACGCCAATCAGAACCTTCGTTATTTTGTTGCATCCAACCTAAACCACTTTCACCTTGATGTGGTGATGCCGGTATTTGATGATGGTGCGCTAATTGTGTTACTGGTAATTGATAATTTGGTAAATTTTCACGCAAAATAGGTTTTGTCGCATTACCGCCAGCTTGTTTATGCGCAGATGGGTTGCCAGGGTCTGTCCCGTTTATTACGCGTCCGATTAAATTTTCTGTACCATTATTACCATTACATATCGCCCAACCTAATGTATTTGGCGTCATTCCAAGACCTGAGCTATCAAAGTCAGTAATATCACCAGAATATGCGACAATACTTCCGATAGGCGTTCCATATTCATTTGAAATTGCAAGCCACCATTCACTTCCATCGTAATTGAATATCATTGTTAAACCAGAACTTTGAAGTCGTCTATGGCGTTTTATAAACGCTATATCGCGTTCGTTTATATCTCTAACTAATGTATAATTAGTAGGGTCTACATAATCAGTAACAATTTTAAGATTTCTGCCATTCAAATCAATATCGCCTTGAATTTGAATTACAAATCTATTTCCATTAACACAATCGTTACCGTTTTCTTGTTGCTTTTTAAGATTAACGAAAATATCATTATTAAGCACAACGTCATTAAAATGTAATACTTGCATTTGTCTATCGCGCCCTACGATTAAATGTGTTACTGGCGTAGCATTCGTAATATTTTTATGGTCGACGCCGAATTTATCGCCTGTCATAATTTCTTGAAATAAGATATTATAGTTTCGAGGATTTGGCGTTAATTCGATAAAACCATCTGTAAGTGACGCTGTATAAGGTTTAAGCGTTCTATCTATCGGGTTCGCGTTTAATTGACCATTTTCATCAAATGAACTTTCATCATAATATCCTACTTCGTCATCGTTAAATTTTAGCCAATCTGTATAGCGTCCAAAAACTTTATAGCGATATGTAAGGTTATATTTATATTTTGTATCACTATCTGTGATACGAGCGTAAATTTTACCTATCGGCTCGTTAATAGGAAATAAAAATGTTTCTGTAAGTTTTGAATTTACGCCAACTACAGCATCATAATTAAGTTTAATTTCAATAAAATCTACGTCTGGCGTAACTAATAACTCATCGCCCGTTGAAAATTCTGTACTTATAAGTGCGTCTAACTTTAAGTTTAATTGACTTCCAGATTTTGAAGATGAAACAACTGTAAAATATTTTCCAGATTTTGTATACAACCGCCAACCATCAAATTGACCGTTTTGAAATAATGATAAATCATTTTCTTTAAAAATACCGCCTTTACCAGATGATATTGTAACAACGTTTTGCGTAGTATCAATTGACCAGTTCGTACTTCTATATACCCAAGCGATATTTATTTCATTTTTATCGCGCGGCGTAGTCATTAAGTCCCATTTAACTGCTTCAACGCCTATCAATGGGTTATTAACTGTGCCTAATAACTCAAGTAAATTTTGCGCTTGAGTAGTCCACCATTCTGTTCGTTTATCTTTTATTTCAACGTTTTGTCCAACTGTTCTTACTTCAGCGATTATAAAATCGATATTTTGGCGCAAAATATTAGTGCCTGTGTTTAATTCAGACGTTCTAATGATTTGTATATCAATATCATCATAATAATACAAATATGGGACAGTTGGAGCGCCTGGCGTGAATGTACCTATAACTTTATAACGTAAATTTTGTTCAGCTACAAATTCGCCAGATAAAATAGCCTGCTCTCTATCAATTACTGTAACTACTTCATATTCACCATTATTTAAAGAGTTTTCAAATTTAATTTTAACAGGAAAATTGGGTTGCCCGCGCAACACTTCATCAAAATACGTGCCATTTCCAGTAAGTTCACCAGTTTCAGAAATATTTACCACACCTTCCTCGAGATTACTGTATTTATGTGATATAACAATGGTATACCATTGTCCATTATCTGGTATTTCGAGCGTTTTTTGCTCATTTAACGTTAAAATATTTCCATTTTTATCGATTGCACGTCCAGGGTTGATATTAACTTTATAATTAACACTAAGATTTTCATTATTGATTTTGAATACATCTGCTTTATCAATAATTATACCGTTCGGTAATTGATAACCTTTAAGTAAACCAAACGTAGCTGTATCAAACAAAAATCTTTGTTTAAGACCGTCTATCTGTAAAAATCTTAAAATGCGGTTATATTCTTGTAAACCTAAAAATATATTTTCTTTAATACGTATTTCTGACATATTACTTAATTTCGTTTATAAACAAATTGCTCCCGTATGGAATTAGTTTATTTGATATTTCTCGCTGCACAAAATCAATATCTTTATTTGATTTGTTCTTTACAAATATATCAATAAAGTTTGAATTATTAACAAAAGCTTTATTACGTTTATAACTCAATGGTCTTATTTGAATATTGTAAATATATAATTCGCCAGGTTCTATATCACCAATTATACAAATTTTTGGATATAATGCTTGAATTAACAAGCTATTAAATTTAATATTTTGACCAGTATTTGTATTTAATTTCTGTGCTGCTATTTGTTCATTATAACCATAAATAATTGCAGAAATTATTTGCCTACCTTGTTCTTTATATATTTTTATCGGTCCAAATTGTTTATAACCATATTGATTATCTGCACAGTCATAAAACGCAACACCCAAATTTATATTTACTTTTTCGGACTCAGCTTGAATGTCGAAAAGTATTTCATAACTTTGCAGTGGATCTACAATAACGTGACCAATTTTATATTTAGCGTCATTTTCAAAACCTATGCCACCAGAACAATTTTTATTATCATCTATTACAATAATATCGTCTCTAACACCTACAACATCGTCGCCAAAAAGTATAACATTTGGCCATCCTGTTTTACTTAACGGTTTTAATAATAAATTATCTTGACGCGTTCCTTTGTATAAAACACTATTTTTATTGATAGAAAATGGCGAATTGTATTTGTTAATTATACCATATATAAATTCATCACAATTATCGACACATAAAATACGTCTAATTTCGCCACCTGGCTCAAATATGTGTTTTGTTCCACGTTTACCAAATTCAGTTAATAAATTTGCAGTATATTGCTGCATATTATATAACGTTTCATTTTTTGTACAGTTTAACAAATCAAACTGTGTTAAATACTCAAGTAATAAATCTCTATCAAGAATTATACGTTGAAATACATAACTATATGATAAAATTGTTGCAAAAAAGCAAACTATACTTTTCCAAAAAACATCAAAATCAGCAGAAGTTTTATCAATAAATTTTGGTAAAATTTTATCTGATTTTATTTTGCTAATTAAGTTTGCACAAATTGACTGCCGTAATACTTGCGCTTGTTGAAACTTTTGTAAATATGTAGAATCTAATTGTACTGTAGATATTTGAAAAAGTTGTGTATAAGAATAAAATCTAAAACCAAGAACTTGTACTGTATTATTTGTTAATGATTTTATAGCAGTATCAATATAAAACGAACCATCAATCGTATCAAATTCTATGTTTGGATTGCTGTTATGGTGTGTTAATATCCAGTCTGACCAATTTATACCATCAACGCTATATCGAAATTTTATTTCAGTTTCTTGTATATAATCGCCTTCGATATCAAATTTCGTTAATTTTATTTTTTTTGCGCTACTATTCAATAATGACGATATAATGACAGTATCGCCATATTCAGTTAATTCAACATACTCAGCGTACCAATTATTTGAAATAATGTTAATCATTTAAATACAATACTTTATTACTATTAGACGCATTTTTATACGCTAAATATTGTTTTTCGATATAACTTTTAGTTATTTCTGTTCCTTGTGTAAACACAAGAAATGTAGTACCATTATATTTTAATGCGTTATCGCCTATAACAGAATCAACTGTATAAACAGTTTCGAAAGAATCTGACCTTACTACGTCTAATTTAACGCTTGAAAGTTCTTTGTTTGTGTCAGAATCTAAAATTGTTAATAATATTTGTTTCATAATTCTAAAATTAAAAAGCCATTATCATCTATTGAATAATTATCTTTTGTTGTTATTAAATGACCGTCAATATCAATTGCAAAATCATAAATATCATCACCGCCAACTAAAGCCAAATCGCAAGGGCGTATTTTTATGCCATCATTTATTATACCTGTATCGTTATTTACACCGCAATAAGCGTATTTAACTATATTCGCGTTTTTTATAAGCCAATTATACACTGTAATAGACATTGTACTTTGTGTTCTATTAAGTGTATTTGCAGATTTTCCGACATTAATTACTTTAGTTGCCATTATATATCTTTTAATACAGTCGCGATAAATTCAAAATCTGTTTCAGCTGGATAATATACAGGCTTAATATTATTATTTGCTAAAATTAAATCGCCTTGTAAATTAAGCATCTCAAAGCCTCTTACACGTGGTAATTTATATTTTGAAATGAAAATATCTGTTCTTGGGTAAAAATGATTATCTGGTACATATTTTACGCCTTTTGTTCGTTTAACAGCTGTTAACAGATTATCCCATTCTACTTTTTTCAAACTATCCCACGTTCGCCAATCGAGTTCTTGATTGATATTTACTTGAATTTCTTTTAATACAGAATATACATCGTAATTAGCATCAATATCAACTCTAAATGAAATATCAATATATTCCCATTCAACGTTGACTAATTCTAATGACTGATTACTTGTTCCATACTGCAACGACTCTGTTATACTCAAATATTCTTGCGTAGCATCTAATAATTCTTGTAATTCAGTCTGCGATAACTGTCTACCTGACGTAGTTACAATTGCAAGGCGTATTTTTCCAGTATCAGTAAAACCATAATTAAATACGCGTAAAATATCGCTGTTATACTTTAAAAATAACTGCGTTAAGTATTCCAATGTATTTTTTGACAAAATATTAAGAGAGCGCTTAATTCGCTGTCTAAAAACTTCATCTGATTCAGTATCTCTACCGCCTTGCATTTGGTATTCATTGATAGCATATTCGTGCCCTACTGGTATAGGTGATACATTTGTGATTGCTAATGGCGGAATATTTGTATTACTACCAACTTGCTCACTTTTTACTTTTACATAACCATACCCAACATCAGAAACTGTATAGCTTTCTGTCACTTCAAATGTAATACCACTATCACTAAAGAATTTATGATAACCAGCAAGATATTGCGTTCCTGGCGTTGCGAATACTCTGACATAACCTGACGATTTCGACTCGCCAAGTCTGGGCGCTATACCTCGCATTTCAGCTATATTGTCAAGATATTGTCCAGTTGCTGTATCTGGAAATATGTTTGCCTCAATGACAGCAATATCTTTTAATGTTTTTTGAGCCAATTTAGCAATACCATAAGCAGTACCGTTTAATACAGAACCCGGCGCTATTTTTGTCACCTTATCTGTATTATTTAACAGTATTTCAGTAAATAACTGTTTAAGCTTTTCTATCGGCAATATTTTTGTTATCATAATATAGATTGCGCTTCTATTAGCATTTTTAATTTTGTTTCAACTTCAAATTTAATAAATATCTTGTCCTCTTCGTGATTTATTTGCTTTATAGTAAAATTGACAAATAAATCGTCAGTTAAAAATATCTTTTGCATATCAAGAGATATACTCGCATATATAAAACTACCAATATTACTGCCTGTATAAAGTCCAGACGGTATTCCAAGTTCTGGGTATTCTGGAATATGCCCTTTTAATAAACTTGACAATATGTTAACTGTTTGAAAGACAGTCTCTTTATAATTTAATACCTTTATATCGTCATTTTCAAATAAAAATGACTTATCAATATCACGTCCATAAATTCGCTCGCCAACCATTATATCAAAAACTGACGTCACAAAGTCTTTAACAAATTTTTCTTGATAAATAGTAATATTTGGGTTATTATTAACTGTATAATCGATTTCAAGCAATTTATTATTTAATGCTATTTTTGTCCAATCATTATCCCAATCTGTATCTTGTTTTATATTTTTAGACACTTGCTCTAATGACTCGTTTGACAAATTATAAGAATGCGCATATCCAGATTTGAAATTAAAATCTGTTCTACTTGAACGTAAATATTTTGGTAATTTTGATATTGTTTGTAATTTGATATAAAAATCTGATAATGTATCAACAAGTTCCCAAAAATCAATATTATCAAGTAAATAAGCGAAATTGTTAACTATCGCGTCTATTTTATGTGCCTCGGTTATAAGTTCATCATATTTAGCAATTATATCATTATCAAGTTTTTCAATATCGCCACTATAATATGCTACAATACTATAATAATCATTTTTGAAAAATTTAGACATTTTTTCAAAATAACTAGTTAAATCATACTGCGTAATATTTTCAAATCGCTTTATTAACATTTTATATTTTATTATTTATAAATTGTGTAGCTTTATCAGCTAACATATTAATGCCTTTTGTAATTACGTGTAATTTTAACAATTCATTTATACTACTTTTAAGTGCTTTCTGCCCACCTACATATACATTATTACTTTCAGCGATTGTTTTAATATTTAACTGATAATTCCACATCATATTATTTTCAAGTGACTGATTAAAAGAAAAATCAGTAGTTTCAATTAAATAACTTGTACCAAGCGATAAATTATGTAAAAATAACAATGAACCTTCCTTTTTTGACGCTTTAATTATTCGCTCAAGAATCTTTATTACGCCATACCCTGTTTTAACTGTTGCGTTTGCTTCTTTACTTACTTTTGTAGTAAAACCAGTTGCTGGTGTAGCGTTCGTGTTTTTTGACAATAAAATACGAATCTTTTTACCAAATGTTCCTTGTATTGAAATTACACGTGGTGCGTATGATACATTTTTTATAATATTAACAGATGACATAGTTTTTTTAATATTCGTCAATAAAACCTCAGACTCAGAAATAGCATTTGGCATTACTGGAAATATTAATGAGTCCTCTAACTCATCTGTATAAAAATCATACAATTCAAGTACTAACATATAATACTCGAATTCATTTGGGTATAACGAATGCAAATATGCTCTACCAGCTGCGCCTGCAACTGATTGTATAGCTTGCTCTAATTCATTATTTATTTTTCCTAAGTTTGACATATTACAAATATACTAATTCCAACTCACAACTGTACCAGAATTATTATTAGTAGCTTTACCAGATTTTACATACGTATGAATTTTATCAGCCATTAAGTTAGCCACCTCACTTGCTTTTAAGTATTCTCGAATACTTTTATCAAATATCGGCACTAAATCTAATTGTGTAGGTGGCAAAATCGGCGTAAACGTTGGCTGCATTCCATTTGCCATTATTGACACGTATGTTATATATGCTAAATTAAATTGTGTTCTATAATTATACCTGTTAATACCACTAAAAATACTTATAAATGACATTTTTGCAGCGCTGTGCGCTGTACTTACTGGAATAATTTCATTTATATAATTATAAAATGAATCAGCAAACAATAATGCAGCTTCATATACACTATTAGAAAAACCGATAAAATCTTGATTATCTTTATCAATTATTCGTAAAAGTGATTGCTCAAGAACAGATTTATTTAACATAAAAATGATTTTTCAGATTTTATATTTTTTAAACGCGATTTTATAGCGTCAAATTCAGACTTGTTAATAGGTATTGACGATGGTCCCATTGTTGTCTGTACAGTTAATTTATTTATCGTATTTATTAAGTCCTCAAGTATTTTTTCAAGTGTATCACCAAGTACAGCGTGCTCTTTATCTTCGTTATGAATTATTTTCTTATCTGCTTTAATTATAATGCCATCTTTCGACGCTTCTATTGAATTATTAGCATCTTTATATGTATACCCATTTTTATCTACAAAAAATTCAGTCTCTACATTCTCATCGTCATCTATGACTGTTATTGATAATTCTTTGTCTGTAATTACTTTTATATTTTTTGTAGCGTGTAATTTTATGTTACCTTTCGCAAACACATTAAATTCAGCGGAATCATCTGGACTTATTAAATTAATGTTTAACTGTGATTGAATACCAGCTTTTGTAGTTATACCAACATCAATAACGCCATCTTTTGAGCGCATACTTATATCAATATTATTGCCATCAAAAGTTTTACTGATATTTATTTCGCCTTCATTAGTATTTATGTACTCATCGTCATATTTCATTACTGCGATTATAGCAGGTTTATTCCAAGGCTTTATTTTTACCCACACAACAGGCGAGCCAAATTTTCCTTTTTCTTTTGGAAACTCTATTTGCTGCATTGTTGCGCGCGAAACGCTTACATTATAAAAATACCCGTGGTGTACACCGCCATATAAAGTTATTGTATGCGTTCTATAACAATCATCAATATATTGCTCAATATCAAGTTCTGGCAAATCTGGTATTGATACATAACCTATACCAGCTTCTGGCAGATTTGATTTTATTTCTACTGGTCGTATTGTTTGCCCGGGTTTTAGCATATTAAATATCGTTTATATCTGTACTTGTTAAGAACTGTTGTTTACGTAAAAAGAACGTAAATACCTTTTTATTTACTCGCCAATGTCCATCTTTTGGCGGTTGTAATTTTTCTTGCTTATCTTTTTTATTAACTATTTCGTCAAACTCTTGTTCAAGAAAAACGTCTACTCTTCTATTTAAAAGTTTACCTATTGCATTATTATTATCATATTTTGAATTTATGCCTTCTGCTTTAATTATTAAACGTTTATCAGCATCGTTTAAATCACCACCAAGTGATTTATAATAATCTTTTATAAGTTCTTTGATTGTTTTTGCTCGTTTTTTTGATAATTTTAAATTATATGCTTTAGAACCATTAGCATTTGTATATCCATATAATACAAGCTTAACGTTTTTATATTTGTATAGGAATTCAGCAATTTCTTTACTATTCGCAAAATTATCGTGAAACATTTCATTTGTGATTCTTAATTCATTTTTATACAAATAATCATCATTTAATACATCGTATTTTTCGCGAATATCGTTTTCGTCAAATGTATATTTGTCTTCATTAAAATATGCTACTGTTCTATTTAGATTAAAATTTATATCGTTTGGAATTGCATTATCTGTGACGCCATCAACTTTATGTTTTGTATTGCCAAAATTTATCAAATTAAAATATGATAACGTTTCATCGTGTTTAATATCAACATCTACATACTTACGTTTCATTCCACGCGATACTTGTAATGTTGTTGTAGCATCAATAATACCAGAATTTGAATTTATAGTATGCGAAACAGAGTCTACATAAAAATATTCGTCAGTAGGCTCATAAAGAATACGCATACCTTTTTTTATTTTTCTGTTATGCTGTATTGTTATTGTGCCTTTTCGCGTAAACGGCAAATATGAATGAATATCAATTAAAAACTTTAAATCTTGCAACGCTGCTTGTAATTGAATATCGCCAGATTCTTTTATAAACGTAATATAATTTGTTACAATAGTTAACGGTTTTGAGCCCCATATTTCACCATATTCAGGGAAATATACAGCTGCAAGATATTGAAATATTAAATCTTGACCACCTATATAATTACCGTTCGGCGTTAATTGATACCAACTATAAATATGTTCATTATCAAAACTTAACTCTTCAGAAAATACTTTATCATCTTGAATATTTATAGTAAATAATGACTTAAATGCTTTTTCTGTAAAAGGCGGCTTTCTTACAATAAAATAATACTGGTCGCCGTACGTATCACCGAAAAACTCGACAAAAGGCTTTTGAATAACTTTTTCAAAGAAATTAAACAAACTACCTTGCATCATAGAAATTGTCGCGTCATTTATTTGTTTATCTGCGACTTCTGGGTCTATTACTGTTTTAATAATTTGCCAAATACCAGAAGCATAACGTTCATTAACATCGACTTTTACTTTTTCATTTTTTAATTCAGTCGCTTTTTCGTCAAGTTGTGAACTAAAATCTGGGTTATCTTTAAATAACACTTTTTTATTTGGCACAAAGCCACCATTTTTACTATCCTCGAGAGCATATCCATATAAATATGGCGCTGGATCGACAGGCTTATTATTTATGCGAACTTCAAAGTGTAAATGAGGACCTGTTGAATGCCCTGTATTACCAGTATGACCAATAAGTTGACCAGCTTTTACGTATTGATTAACTGCGACAACTGTATCTTTTAAATGCAAATAACGCGTAACAAACGATTTATCGTGTCGTATAGTTATATACTGTCCAGCATTTTTTGAACTACGCATTATACGCGTCACCATACCATCATACGGCGTATATACCTCAATGCCTGTTTTGCCACGCGTGCCTATATCTATACCACTATGATAACCGTTTGTATTCGGCCAGCGCTTTTTGCGCCAAGGGCGATAACCAAAAATATCTGTGACGTTGTAAAAATATTTTTCTGGTAAAATCTTATATGGAAACGTTATATGTTGATATTTACTTAACATCTT